CTGTCCATGATGAAACTAATGTTGAGTGTCCTGCAGACTTAGTGGAAATAGCAGATAAAAAACTGGCAGAGATTATGAAAGAAGCAGGAAAACCCTTCTTAAAGACATTGGAGCTGGATTCTGATGCAGAGATTTCAGATCATTGGATTCATTAAACTTAATTATGGTAATTACAGAGGAAAAACTAATAGATATTTGGAGGTACTTTCAGTATTGTTGCCTTCCGTCAATAACAATGGCACGCTATGCCTATCTTGACTACATCAAGTGGGTCAGGGAAGAAAAGAAATTCTATAGACATGAAATAAAACAGTCCATAAATAGAATAGGCAAGAGTCTGGAAGTACTTCCTAATAATCTTATGGCTATAAGTAGCCAGAATATAAGGTACATGAATATTCTTGGAGACAATATTGATGAACTCCTTGAAAAAGAAACTGAAGAACTTCATAGAAGTATCTACATTTCCTTCAGAAATGCCAAGATGAAACATTTGGAGTGTCTTGCTGCATTGCATTATATCTCAGTAATGCTTCAAATTGCTTCTGTAAACTTCTCTCAGTGTTGTGCTGATATGAAGAAAGTCATGCATATTGATCCCACTGAATTGTTTGGGACTTATGATTTGCATGGTATAGCAGAGAGATGGATTAAAATTGTAGATAAGGCTACAGTATTCTTTGGTTATGATAAAGTAGGAAAGAAAGAGGTGGAAGTAGACTTGAATAACCCAAGATGCAAGAAAGCTGTAGATGCTATAACGGCTAAATATGGAGACATAGAAACTCTTAGAATTGCAATGAGAAAGTCCTATCCATGGAGCCTTAACTATAGGGAGGACATTCCCTATGAAAAATCTGTAGATTATATGATTGTTCATAATAATGAAAAGTAAAAGTGAAAAAGATAATGGAATTCATAAGAACATTGAGGGAAAAACAGCATATTTCCCGACAAAATGATATCAGTGACCAGGCTCACTCCTTGATATGCCTGGATGATTTTGAGGGCAGGATATTCATTGCCTATAATGGAACTCCCTTGATTCCTTTAGATGAGAAGTGGACTCAAAAGGAGATACTTGCAAAACTTGAGGAGACAAGAAACAGCCATATCAATTATAAAATGAGGATGCTTAACAAGCAAAGTTCAGTAGCATTCTTTTAAAAAACAACCTTAACGATAAAGACTATGTTAATAGAAGTAAAAGCAAAAGTGGCATGGATTATAGATACTAAGGTACAGAGGAAACTTGAAACATACATTCTGGACAAGGAAGTCTTTGCAGAGGCTGAATATGAAGTAATGTCTTTGCTTAATGACTATAAAACTGAAGGAACTGTAGAAGACTATGAAATACAGAGTCTGAAAATATCTTCTATAAAGGAGATAATGACCCAATTTGAGGGTGAGTATAGCTTCATAGCATCCCTCAAAGATGTCTTGCTACAGCTACAGGATGATGGGTCTGAGAAGACAATAAAATATAAGGTACTTCTGTGGGCAGACAATATTTCTGATGCCATGGCTCATGTAAGGGAAATTGCTTCCCAGGGCTATGATATGCAAATTGATAGTCTTAAGGAGGTAAACTATACATATTTAATTTCACAGAACAATGGAAGAGGAAACACAGTATCAGAGAATCAAGTCACAGAAGATGCTTGATGAACTGATTGATAAACAGGGGAATGGCTGTCCTTTGGATTGCTTTATTCTCCTCTCCTTTGGTCTTAGATCCTCAAAGGAGATATCTTTTACTGATAACAGGGATTATTATATCTACAATGAATGTGATGATTCTGAAGAAATAATAGCTCATGGGAATCTTATGAACACTTTCATTGGAGAAGCTATAAACAAACAGGCATTATATAAATACTAGTATGGAAAGATTACAGAATTTAGAAGAGAATATTCAGACTGTTCAAAGCATTATTAAAAACGGTATTGTCAATTATGATTGTATCATGTTAGGAAGTGTAGCTACATTAGCTGCACAGAAGCTACTTCAAAGTATGGAGGAAGATGTAAAGGAATTGATTAAAATGCAGAATCACTCAGAAAATGCTGACACTGAACATGAAACCATTTTCTTTGACTCTTCCAAGACCTCTAATATGGTGAACCATCCTTCTCACTATAAAGGAAACAAGTTTGAATGTATAGATGTTATGCTTGATACCTTTGGTAAGGATGAGGTAAAAGCCTTCTGTAAACTTAATGCTTTCAAATATCTCTATAGAGCAAGCAAAAAGAATGGTCTGGAAGATATGAAAAAGGCTGAATGGTATACAAAGAAATACTGTGCATTAACAAAGGAAGAAAGATGAGCTTAGATCTATATATTAAAAGCAATACTCCAGTAAAACATAGAGGTACTGGAATATATATAAGAGAACAAGGAGAGACCAGAGAACTTAAGACTAAAGAGGAGGTATTGAAATATTTTCCTGACATCAACATTGATTTGGTGAAGGAAACATCCTATGAAGATGATATTTACTTTCATATTAATCTCACTCACAATCTTACAGAAATGGCTGATGAATGCAGGGTAGACCCTTACAGTAAGTGCATAACTATATATGGAGAGAAACCTACTTTATATACATTACTATGGCATCCAGAAGACATCCTGGGCATAGGGAAACCTACTATGGAGTATATAGAAGGACTTGTTTCATGTTATGGAAAACTTATAAAGGAGGGAGTTTATTTCAGTGCCTTCAATCCTTCCAATGGTTGGGGAACTTATGAGCAGTTGCTTAAAAGGACTAAAGAATATATAAATGCACTTATGTCCATTTCAGAGAATCTTGACAATTATGTCATTGAAGCCAGTGTTTAAATATTAATCTTACAGACTATGGACAATTATAATTATCCTGCAGGAGCAGATACTGAGGATGCCCCATGGAATAAGGAAATTCTGGAACCAGTAGTAGTAGACTGCTGTGTTTCCTACAGTCTCAGTAAGACTATGCCTGTTATAGTAAACAATTACTCTGTCTCAGAAGAAACAGAAAGAGAAGTTGATGATGATAAGCATATTCATACCAGAAAATTCCTTGACTATCATTTTGATAATACTGATTTTACTGAAGAATTTGAAAATGATATAAGTGTTTTGGGTATTCCTGCTTTGTTGGAGGAGCTGAAGTGGTTGGCAGAGGAAAAGATAAGGACTATAAAAGATTCAGATGCTCTAACTCATGAGGAACAGAAAAAAGAAATAAAGTATTTTGAGAAAATAGTTAAGTCTGCTAAGGGATGGCAGGAAGATGAAGTTGCTGTCTGTCCAGAGTAAAAAGACTTTAAATCCTCAATTTAAAAACTATCAATATGACCAAGGGAAGTATAAAGTTAAGTCCTAAACATGGTGCAAACCCCACTATGCTTCATTGCATTTGCTGTGGAGAAACCTATGGTATAGGTTTTCTTGGAAGAATAAAGGGAAAAGAGGATATTGAAGCCCCTAAAGATACATATCAAGGACTTTGTGATAAATGTAAAGGAGTTATAGATCAAGGAGGAGTCATGATTATTGAGGTTAGGGATGGAGAAACTGGAGATAATCCATACAGAACTGGCAGAGTAATAGGTCTCAGCAAAAACTTCAAAGAAAACAATCATATAGAGCATCCTATTATGTATATGTGTCAATCACAGTTTACAGAATTATTTGAAGATGCTCTTGAAAACCATGGAATTAAAAAGTAAAGCTTATGTATTTAAAGAATGGAAGAGAAATCTATGAAAGTGACAGATACCCTGGATACTATATTGATGCTGATACAGGAGCTTTCTGTGATGAAAGAGGTAATTATATAGGAGGTAACATTGATAATGGAGATACTCCTGGAAGAAAACCTACAATAAGAAGGAGAAGGAGAAAATAATTAACCATCCTACAAAGGATAAATATGAATAGTTATGAAAGTAAAAGAAGCAATAGAAATCATTAACAATGGTCATTTTGACTCATTGTGGGATGCAGAAGATGCCATTATGGATGACTCTGTAGAAGAAGTGGCAACTGGTCTAAACTCAGACTCTCACAGGTGGTACATCGTAGAAACAAATGTCTACAAGCTTGAAGATGGATACCTTGGTGTATCTGGTGTCTCAGAGTTGAAAAGTGAGGCTATGGGTTATGGGGATTGTTTTTATGACTCTACAGCGCAGGAGTATGAGGAATTTACAACAGTTTCTTACAGACCCAAAAAGTAATCAAGATGGATTGGGAAAGAGTAAAACAACTTGAAATGGAATATTCTGAACGTTCCAATGTGTTTATTAAAGATTTAGAAAGGCTGAAGAAAGCAATGATAGATGAGAAGGTTATACCTGAACAGCATAAAGATACTCAGCCAGACTATGAAGCCTATATCCAGATGCCCCGTCAGCAACGTAGAGCATATCAGCGTAGGCTTGAAAAGGAGATGAGAAGAAATAATATAAATCATTAACCATGAACATATTATATGCACGGAAGATATTGTATGAGATTATGGGTACTCTTACAGTTACAGAGCAAAAGCAAGCAATCGTAGTAGCCCTTAAAGTACTTAACGCTTACATACGAGCGTATGTTCATTATAAAAGATAACTAACCATCCTGCAAAGGATGTAAATATAAGTAATATGAAAAAGTATATTGGAACAAAGGTCATTATGGCAGAGCCTATGACATTGACAGAAGCGCAGAAAGTGCTTGGTAGAGAACTAAAGCCAGCAACTCTTGAAGAAGATGGCTATTTGGTAGAGTACAAGGATGGGTATAAGTCTTGGTCTCCCAGGAGTGTGTTTGAGGGAGCCTATGAAGACTTTTATGAAATGACCTCTATTAACTTCGGTGGTGCTATCCAAGCCTTGAAAATTGGTCTTGCGGTAAGACGCAAGGGATGGAATGGAAAAGGATTATTTATTATAAAACAGGTTCCTTCACACCTTACAAGAGAAACCATCCCAAATATGCAGTCACTTCCCCAGTCTGCCAAGAACATCTTGATGAGCCGTGAGAACCCTCACATTGACTACACCAATCAAATGCTTATTATCAATCCAGATGGAAGAGCTGATTCATGGGTTCCATCTTCCAGTGATATATTTGCCAATGATTGGGAAGTTGTAACTGTGTAACTAATTCTCCTCTCCTTGGTGACAGCAGGGAGAGGACAAAAACAACAAAATATGGAAGTAGAACTTTTTAAAAAAGCTTACTGTTTGGCTGAGAGCTTAGATACTTGCGATAATGCAAAGTATGTACTTGATAATGGGGGATTGAAAGATTCCGTAGATAAGTTCGTTGGCACTCTTGTAAGGAATGACAAGGAGTTTAAGGAAAAACTTCGTGACTTAATAGAAGAGACACAGAAGCGTTTGCAAAAAGAATTTGATGAACTTTAATCAATCAATCTTCCTGGTCAGCATGGGGAGGACTTAAAAAAAGAAGAGAATATGAAATTAATAAGTGAAGAAAGCTTGAAAGAGCTTCTTATTGTAGGAGCTTTGCTTTTTGCTGGGAGGCTAGAAAGAAATGAAGATGCTCTTCGAGATGATTGTAATGGTATGTCATATTGGGAATTTGCTTCTCAATCAATTAATGACATTACAAAGGACTTTGAAACTACAGAGGACTTTTAAACCGTATAAAAAAGAAAACAAATGAAACTACTATACAGAATACTGGTAATCCTGCTTTGGATTCCTATAATATTATTCCTTATTTTTGGACTACCGATAGCTCTTATAATTTCTCCTGTGATATATCTTTTCACAGGAAGAACAAAAGGACTTTTCTTTGATATGCACCTCAAGGCATTGGATTATTTGGTTGATGTAGCAGTAATGCTTGCAAAGAAAGGAGAGTAACTATGAATAGTAGACAGCGAAAGAAATATGAATATGTTTCACTTAACTGCGCACATAATAAATCTTATGACGAGCAAGTGCCATATTATGAATACTGCAATATTCCTCGCCAAGTTTTTGTATGCGCACGACAACCACAATACACGCAACACTTCACAGATGAAATCGCAGAAAGTCGATGGGAAATCTGCGAAGGTTGTAAATCCTTTACTCTCTCACGTGAGACAATGAGGCTCGGAAGGGAAAGAAAGAAAGCTGAAAAATGGGTGAACAGACATTTCTTTCAAAAGGAAATAACGATTGATCCTACGAGCCTCAAGTTTAAAATCTTCTAAAAAAGGAAAAAGTAACAGCAATAATATAGTATCAAAAAAATATAAAGTGTATGAAACAAGAATATATTATCGGTGATGTTGTTATGTATAACAACAAAATTATGGTAATCAAAGAGCCAAGGGATGGAATCCACTTTGATTTGTCTTGCCCCGAAGAAAAAAAATTGGTGTATTATTATGTGGGCGTTGAGGATATAAAGCCAGTGAATCTCACTCCTGCCATATTAGAGAGAAATGGCTGGGATAAAGACGAAGAATATTGGAGTGATTTTTCTTTATCAGAAGCATTTATGGGAGGTGATGAAGATGATGAAGATAATTATACCTGTTTTCAGCTTAATTATCAAGATAAGAAGGATGGTTGGGTTATAGAGATGCGTGGAGAGCTATTAAAATTTGGAATTCATTATGTTCATGAACTCCAACACCTTTTCTTTGGACTTGGTATTAATCATGAAATGAAGGTGTAGGTATGATAATTATCCAAACAATAATATTAGTGGTATTTATAATTGCTGGTTTATTCCTCTTTTATAGAGGAATACAACTTTGTAAGGATTTATGGACAATGCTTTATGGTTTTTTCTACATTATATTGGGGGTAGCTGCAGTTGTATCTTCCATTAATATTTTAATTAAATTATTTGTTTAATCATATTTTATCAATAATTATGAAAAACAGTGAAAGCATTAACTGGGGAGAATGGGGATGGTTAGTAGTGAATAAAGACGGTACTGAATATATATTTGAAGCAGAACCAGACAGATGCCCTTGTTGGGATGACCCAGAGAATAGAACTTATTGGGATTATCCTGATCATGATTATGGTTATTGTGGACATATAGAATTGCCTAAGGGTACCATTGAAAAACTTCTTGGTAGAAAACTAACTTGGGATGATGAACCAGTGGAACTTAAAAGTATATAGTTTTAATTTAAAAGTAAATAATTTATGATACTAACATTCATTGATAATAGTAAGAGTGATAAAAGGGTTGTAGCAACAATAGAGAGTAATATCATTCCTGTAAATAGTAGAGGTGGGGGTATGGATGTCATATTTGATGGTAAAAAATATACCGTTGATAATGTCACTATAGATTATATAAATGATTCTGCTATAATTGAAATCTGTAATTATTAAACAACTTCTTCAGCTAAAGACTTCAGTCAGCAAGTGAAAAATAAAATAATTTGATTTTTTTCAATCCTTGTCTATATTCTAATTGAATAAAAACAATGTATAAAGACTAACAACTATGATTACTGAAAAAGATATAATTGCAGATATTAATGATGGCTTTGATGGCAGACTTGACCAATATACATTCATGTATGCTATTAAGTGGTTTAAAGAGAACATTTGGCATGAAGTAAATGAAGAGCCTGCTGAAGGCAAGTATATCATCACCAAGTTTAGTGATGGCAGCGAATATTGTTATGAGATTGACAATATTTGCTGGTTGGACAGACCTTTAGAGACCTGGAGGCAGCATTGTACTAATAATACAATTCTTGCCTGGTGTTATATTGATGATTTACTAAACAAATAAATTAAAACGTATGGAACAAAGATACATTGCAGGGGACTGGGTAAAACACAGAGGGAAGTTGGCAAGGATTGAGGAAACCTACAGAACCAACTACTTCGTGAAGGAGTGTCATGATGATTATAATCTAGACATTGAATATGATGATGCTTACTTCTTCAGGGAGGTGAGACCCCAAAACTTAGTGCCTATTCCTCTAACTTTTGAAATATTGGAGAGGAATGGCTGGAAATTGCGTGAGCATCATGAGGATAAGCATTTCTATGATATAGAATGGTATCTTTATAATAACCCATCCATAACAAACATAAGTTTGAGGTTCTATCCAGAGAAAAAAGCTTTTTTCCCATTCCTTTATAAGGAAGAAATATCTGAAAAGTCTATTCAATATGTCCATCAGCTCCAGCACTTACTCTTTGGTTTGGGAATTGATTTTGACTTTGATTTAGGGAATAGCAAGAAAGGAGGTGAGAAATGAACTTTTGCACGGCTATAGTAATAATATCTGCAATAATAGCTATATGCTATTTGGCTAATCTTTATGCAGGAATTAATAGTAGGAGAAGTGATTTATCAAAATTGGTAGAGTTTACAAGAAGCAGTAAAGAGTCTTTACGATTATTAGTTGCCCACATAAATAATATAGAATGCTACTTAAAAGATATGAATAAGAAAGGAGGTGACTAATGCTATATTGTGGAGAATGTAATTTTTTTCCTCAATGCGGATGTGGATGGCTATGGATATTGCAAATTAAGCAATAAGGAGCGAAGATGTAGCCAATTTTGTGAAGGCTTAGAATGTGAACGTAAAAAAAACAAGGAACAAACAATGACAAAACATTATAAAGACGAATAGAATATGACAAAGGTTAAAAGTATCGACACAGGCGAGATAGTAAATATTGTTTCTTGGGGTGCAAATGGAAGTTACACAGACTACTACGACAGCAAAGGTGAGTTCCATCACACCGACCTCAACAGATATAACCATTTTGAGGATATAATAGAAGATACAAAAGACGGTATTGATTGGGAGAAGCGCAGATACGAGATAGCGAAAGAGGCAGTGAATGGCTTGCTTGCTGCGCCTGTGGTAGAAGGTATAGACCCTAATCCGTCAATGGATGACATCGCAAGGAAGGCTGTTAAAATAGCTGACTATTTAATCGAAGAATTGAAGAAAGGAGGTGACTAATGAAAACAAGACAGAGTATTGAACAAATGCTTATGGCATTACCAAATCTTGCCATCAACCCTGACGATGGTAAAGTTCTAGTGAGTGACAATGGAAGGCTTGTTCCTCATTTATGTCATTATAGGGGTAAATGGCAACTTTATTGGTCAGATGGTAATAATTGGTATATACATAATACAGAAGATGATACTCCTACTGAGGCAATACAAAAGGTTTATGACTATTGTGTAGAACAAGGATGGATAAAAGAGGAGGAATGAACAGACAACAGATAACCTCTCGCAAGGATGCAATCAAAAAGTATAACCATAAATACAAGTAACAATGATAAACAATCTTACAATAACCTTTGAGAGTAATGGCATAACCCATACTCTTGATGTCCCAACAAGGGATGAAAATCTGCCCTATAACCTTGCAACTGCATTTACTGAGATTATAAAGCAGTCAGATGCAAACAGTGAAATGGTAATTGACAATCTCAAGGATGAGTTTACTTATGGAACAAATTCTTGGATTTCAGTCAACGACAGGCTTCCAGAAATGGACAGGGAGGTAATTGCCCTTGATGATGAAGGCAAAATCTCCTTTGCCCACATCGTAGACCCTAACATAGCAAAAAACTACAAAGGTTGGAATATCCCAGGCGTGCTTTATTGGATGCCATTTGAAGAACCAACATTAAAATGATTCGTAACAGAAGCAAAGTAACAATCTATAATTATTGAAATATGACGAACGTAGAATTGATAAAAGAACTATTGGCAACAGTAGAAAGTCATGGAGTACGCCCTGTCCATATAGATATAGAGGCTCTCAAAGGAGACACAGAAGAAGTACAAGATGTTAGATATTGTGAAGGGTGTGTGACACTTTATAATTATTGAATTATGACGAATGTAGAACTAATAGAAGAATTGCAGAAATCAGTAGACAAATATGGGGAACTGCCTATACAGATTATCTATGAAGATGTAAACCTTATAGGGGAGGACATAAGAGTTGAGTTAGACCAGTCTTGTAGTAAAAACAGTAAGGCAATTTCAATATATACGGATTAAGATTATGACAAGAGAAGAAGCAAAGGAATTGTTGCCTATCATACAGGCATTTGCAGAAGGTAAAACAATAGAAGAAAGAGTTATTGGAAATGATAACTGGGAAGAAACTGATGAAATTTATGGTGGACGTAACAATGATTATGATTATCGTGTGAATTATCGTATTAAACCAACACCAAAATATCGTCCATTCAAAAACGCAGAGGAGTGTTGGAATGAAATGAAGAAGCATCAGCCATTTGGATGGGTAAAGTGTAAAGATGGTTCAACTACAAATAAATTCATGTTTATTTGTGATATATCAGATAAAGATGCAACTTTTAACAACTGTATTGAATTTACGTATGATGGTTTCTTAGAAAATTATGTTTTTACTGATGGAACTCCATTTGGTATTTTAGAGGAGGAATGAATATGGCATGGGTATGTGTAAATAGTGGTGGGGTAGAGCTTATATTTGAAACAGAACCTCACAAAGTAGCCTATAGTTGGAGAGATAATGAAGGCTCTTGCAGATGTATAACACTTCCTAACGATAGCATCAAAAAACTTCTTGGAAGAGAGCTTACATGGGAAGACGAACCTGTGGAACTTACTTGAATTAATAGGTTGCAGATATGACAAAGACAAAGTAACAATATGAAAGAGCTTAAAATAGGAGAACGGGCAATAATAACCCTTGAAGCAGTAGAGCAATCATCCTGTGATGGATGTTACTTTGACGATGGGAACACTTGCCATAATCCTACCCTTAATGGGGATATGGAAGGTTTCCTGTGTGTATCAAAAGACCGTTCTGACGGTAAAGATGTAATTTTTAAATTGGTAAACGAATGATAAATATAGCAGAAAAATTAAAAGGCTGTCCTCAAGGGACAAAACTCTATTCTCCTTTGTTTGGAGAAGTGGAGTTTGTAAGAATTGATATGGGAAATCATAAATTTCCTATTATAGTTAGGGCGTTAGAGAATGGGATTCCATTTAGCAACGTAAATTTTACAGCTGAAGGCAAATGGTATAACGTTGAACAAAGTGAATGTTTGCTATTTCCATCAAAGGACAACAGAGATTGGAATGAGTTTAACCTACCTGCTAACACTTTTAAATCATTTGATAAGGTATTGGTTAGAGATGGCATAGATAAAAAATGGATACCAAGTATATTTTGTTGCTATGAAGATGAAGTAGATAAAGATTTTCCTTATGTTTGTCTAAATGGTCGCTATGGTCATTGCATTCCTTATGAAGGTAATGAGCATCTTCTTAACACTACAAACACACCAAAAGATTATTGAAATATGACAACTGAAGAGATAATAGAAACATTGGAAAAATCTAGAAAAGAAACAGCAGAACGCATAAAAGTACTGCAAGCCTTTGTTGATGGAAAGGCAGTAGAAGAAAGAAGAATTAGCTTAGATCATACTGAATGGGTTGACAATAATAACCCAGAATGGCGATGGGATAAGTTTGATTATCGCATTAAACCTGAATCTAAATATCGCCCATTTGCTAATGCAGAAGAGTGTATTGAGGAGATGAAGAAGCATGTACCGTTTAGTTGGGTGAAAGACAAGTATTCTTTTTATCCCATTGAAATGTTTGGTGCTAATTTTAGAAAAGAATGTATAAAATGCTGTGGAATATGGTTTACTCCAGAGAAAATATTTAAAGATGCCACCTTCCTTGATGGAACACCCTTTGGTGTAAAAATTGAGGAGGATAAGCAATGAGTAAAGAAAAAGCTATTGAGTATATCAAAGGTGCTTTAAAAGAGGCTGATGAATGGTGGTATGGAGACGGAGGTAAATATTCATACAAAGAGATTAAAAGTTTATTAGAATTGTCACTTAAAGAGTTGGAGAAGTAAGTTATGAGTAAAATAACCGCAATTAACATAATTATTGGAAAGGAAAATCAATTAAGAAAGTATAAAGAGGCATGTGTTTCTTCAATTGATATTGATGAAATTTTTGAGTGGTTGAACAACATTAAAAATGAATTAGAGGATGGAGTATGACAAAAGAAGAAGTAATTAAGAAAATACAATATGCTATAGGGCAAGTATTTTCTGTATATGCCAGTTCTGCTCTCTTTGATGAAAGGACAAAGGAAATAAAAGGCAGACAAGAAGAACTTAAAAAAGCAATTGTCAATTTGCAGGATGCACTTAAAGAGTTAGAGGAATAAGTCATGACAACTAAAATAAAATAAGTATGAGTGTATATAGAGTAGTAAGAAGTTTTCATCAGATGGAATACTGTAATGTCGAAGCTTCCTCAGAAGAGGAGGCTATTAATAAGGCTATAGAAGATGATTGTTGGGAGGAGAATCCCAATGATACTTTTTTACCTTACGAATATATAGCAGTTAAAGAATAAAATATATAAAGTTATTATGAATACAAGAAGACCCATATTCTTTAAAGGATATGATCCTAAGACAAAAAGAGAAGTCAGAGGATCTTTATGCCTTACTCCCTTTGGTACTTTTATTGAGTGGTATCAGCACTCAATCTGTAACAGAGTAAAGGTAGAACCAAACTCCATAAAACAATTTATTGGATTAAAAGATCGCTTGAATAATTGTATCTTTGAAGGGGATTTATTGCAGCATATAAAAACAAAAGTTATTTATAGGGTGCAATTTAAAGATGCTGCCTTTTATCTTTCCTGTAAGAATAGCAATGTCTTTATGGCAGATATAAATAAACTAACTATACAGGAGGATTGTCTTAAGCATTGGGAAATATACAAGAAGTAACTATAATAAAAATACTATAAATATGAGATTAATTAATCAAAGTGTAGAAACGTGGTGTTGTGGTTATACCCTACCAGAAATATGGGCACATATTGCCAGATGTGCAAGAGTTTGTTATCAGTCAACACCAAGAAGTAATGGTGAAACTGAGGAGGAATTTGTAAAGAGGGTAATTCTTAGGGAGTATTCTTTTGAAGATATTGGTAAAAGCAGGGAACTTCAGCTTAAACTGCATCTTTCAGTCCTGGAGCATGGCACTGTATATCTTGATATTCCAAACAATGTGCAGACTCTGGAGTTTCTGAATTTCTTTAGAAACAACAAGTATGCCCAAACCTATCAGCATGGCAATCTTAGAAGGAATAGTGTGGCAGTTACCACAAATATGAGAGTCATAGTAGAGAATAATCTTATGTCATGTCTTACATATTTATGTGCTTCAACTGAATACCATTCCCTCAGAACTACCTGTAGTATCATTACTGATATTGGAGTGGCAAGAGAACTGAATAGACATAAAACACACAGCATCAGTGAGGAAAGTACACAGTATTGTAATTATAGGAAGGATAAGTTTGGGAATGAACTCACTTTTATCATACCTGAATGGGCAGAAACATTCTGTCCAAATAAAGATAATGATGGTCCATCATCTGCTGATATTTATTGGTCTGATACTTGTAGAGAGGCAGAAAAATATTACTTTAAACTTTTGGATGCAGGTTGGACACCACGGCAGGCAAGACAAGTGTTACCTTTAAGCACTAAGGTGCAGACGGTTCATACAGCTTTTAATGATGATTGGGATGAATTTATTAAATTAAGAGCTGAAGGTTGCAGTGGGACTGTTCATCCTAATATGAAAGTGATAGCTGATATGATTAAAAAGGCTGTGTATGGTAAGGAATAGACCAAATGCATTCTAAAGAAAACAAATTAAAAAAGATTTAGAGTATGACAATGATAGAATGGGCAGAAAAAGAAGTAGCTGCCGCTTGTAAAAAAGAAAATCCTAATTGGGATGGTAAAAGTTTTGATTATGGTTGTTCATGTTATCAATCAGCACTCAAAGCTTATAAATCTTTAATGGATGATGGTCATAGTGGTTACAGTTTCAGTATAACAAAGAATATACTTAAAAAACTACTTGATGAAATACCATTATCACCTATTACAGATAAAGATTTCTTTATTGATAAATATGAAAGTCTTGAAAGTGATGAAAGTCTTAGAAAACGTGGACTTAAATCACATATTCAATGTCCTCGTAGAAGTAGTCTTTTCCGTGAAGAAGATTTGAAGGGAAATATTAAATATAGAGATATTGAGAGATATTATTGTATTAATGCTGAAAATCCTTCTGATACTTTCTCAAGTAGTCTTGATAATTTCATTGATAAACTTTATCCAATTACAATGCCTTATATACCATCTTCTAAACGATTTGAAGTGTATGTAAAATATTGGCTTACTGACAAAAGTCATGGTGACTTTGATGTGCAAGAAGTTATTGGTTATAAAGACCAAGAAGGTAAATGGCATGATTATAGTGAATTTATATATCATGATGGTAATTGTTCACGTGTAATCACGGATGAAGATACAAAACAGAAACTTATAGCGAGTAGACTTGCTTCTGTTGAAGATGATATAACAGCAAATATATTTGATACAATTAAAGATTTATTCTTACCTGACGAGTTATGGAGAAATAATAGAATAAGATATAACAGAATTAATGATATTATTAATGGAGTCATTAAAGCTCATTTTAGTAATGTAAGTGCTAAATGTCATTGTCTTGCAAAACAAGATGAACATGGTATCTGCTATCTTAATACTGGTGATAATATTCATAATTTGGTTAAAGGTTCTGATGAATATAGAAAGTCTTTAATTGAAGAATGTGATGATGTAAGAGAGTTGATAAAAGTAGTAGATGAATTAAAAGAAGAAATTGATAAATTAATAGTGAAATTAATAAATTAATAGTAAAACTGATAAAACATGTTAGGAAGTCACAATAGTCTTACATATCTACCATGTAGAAAATGGTGGATGTATTTAATAAACTGGGCAGCAAAGTGCCAAAGTAAAACTCTTAGTACCCAATTTCATGATGGGGCAAAGTATTTTGACTTTAGAGTAAGGTTTAAAGACGGAAAACCTGTAATAGCCCATGGTCTGATAGAGTATAAAGGGAATATAGACCATAAGGTAGCAAATCTCAACTACCTTGCAGAATACTTCAGGGAAACTATATACCTCAGATTTGTGTTGGAATACAATAAAATCCCTGAGGATTTTGCCTCACAGATGGCAAGTCTTGTAGATCTTGTAAGATACTATAGGGGAAAGTATCCAAATATTACTTATACTTATATTATGAGTAAATGGAATGAGCGACTAATTGCTTCCTACTATAAGGAAGATACTCCAAATTTAATTCACAAATACTCAAGTGTACTGAAAGAAAAGAGATTCCTTTGGATTCCCTACTGGTATGCAAAACTGCATAACAAGAAAACCAGAAAGACCTTTAAGCATGTTCTGGAAGATGAAGACAGCAAAGTTCTAATGCTTGATTTTGTTTAATATGAATAAAGAAGAATTTGATAAACTTAAAGAAGGAGATATAGTATATATTGTACCTTCTTTTAGTTCGGGCTATTATAAAGCAACGGTAGTGGAAAAAGGCACAACTCTTATACGTTTTCTGCGTAATGGAGATGAGTATGATATAGAATGGATGGCATATTCACATGTGTTTACCACTGAGGAAAAGGCAAAACAGGAAGTTATAAGAAAATTTAAGGACAGTATAATGACAAATGTAAGTTTGATAAGGCGTCTGATGGTAAGCCTTCATACTTTTGACAATAATGCCCTTAATGATAAACTTCTTTTATCCATTACTGATGCTATTAGTAAAAAATTTCATACCCTAAAAGCAAAATAATATGGCTTATGGGCTATGTAAATATTGCATAAGGCAATGAGTATAGAAGAAATGTTACAAATCCACCCATTTGAAGATGCCTGTGGGTCTTTGAATGGAGTAAGTGAAGAAGTAAGGAAGATAGCATTCTGTTCCTATAGGATAGGTCTTCTTTTGGGATTTAATATGGGATTAGATGCTAAAGTGCACTTTAAAAACAAAAAATAACCGACATTAATTTATAAGACAATGAGTAGTTATCTATCATTTTATATTGTTCCTAAGAGAAAGTCTTCAGAGGAACCTAAGAAGCACATATTATTACTGGCATTTTCCCGTAGCTCTTATATTTACCAGTATTTTAATGATAATGTCCGTATCACATGGATAGGAAACAATGAGGAAACACCTTATACAACCCTTACAATGGAAGATATACACAGAGTCCTTGAAGACATCAGTTCTGATATGGATTCTTCAAAGAGAAGACTGGTAGAATTTGAAAAATATGCTGCCAAGAATTCTGATTATGTCAATGAGATAATCAGTCTGAAAGAGTATATATCAGAACTGCAGTATGTCAAACATCAGACGGAATTCATAGCACTCCTTTTGGATGGAATGGAGTTCTATGAAGAGATTGAAGAAGTGTGTTGCAATATAGGATAGGCAAAACATAAAACTGAAATAATATGAAAAGAACAGAATGGTCAGTAGGACTAAGGAATAAACTGTCTTCTTTGGCAATGGAATTAGATTCAGCAACTGCTATTGAAGATGCAAATATGACAGAGGCAGAAAGGACTAAAATCAAGTATTGGCTATCAAGTGCTGTCAAGTATATTGACAAAAAGATTGCAATAAAGAAGAAATAGCTTTTTATATAAAAGGGAAGTAATAGTACATTGCTTCCCTTTACTTTTATCAAAGAAACCTTTTAAACAATATAACGATATTAATTAACTAAAATGGAAGCATTGGTTAATTACGTATCTTTGTCTCAAAATTAAATAAAGAATAATTTATGGGATGTGTAAATAAAGCCAGTAAGGAATTTAAAGATTTGGCAGCAAGACATGATGTTGCAGAAAATGCTTTAGAGCTTATTACTCATAAGTATTGGTTGGAAACAGGAAATGAAACCCTCTTTCCTACAGATGTCTATATTCAGGCACAGCTTGGTAATACTTTTTACAAAGAATCTGGAAAGAATGTAAGAATGCTTTGGGATAAAGTCTATAGTTCCCCAAAGGAATTTACATCTATGGAGGCTTTACAGGTTGCCTATAGAGAAGCGGAAAAATACTTTCCTAAATCTGCCCTTGTGCATTATCAGAATGCTAAGGGGAACTTTGTACTTTCAGTTAAGAAGCCTGTAGAATCTATTAATTATACCAAAGATGATTTCTTTGATGATGAAGACAGCTTTAAGTCTGCAAGAAATGCCAAGACTCTTGATCTTGGATTAAAGGAGAAGAAAGTTTATGGCATTGACAAAGCAAAGGAATTGTATGATAGGTTTAATACTGACAGAACTTCTAAGGATCTTGCAGAAAGGGTGTTTAAAATTGCCAATGAACTGAATCTTAAAATCTCTTTCAATGAGGAGCTTCCCTTTGGAACATTGGGAAGATATCAGAATAATAATACCATTACATACAAAAAGTCCTTCTTTGAAAGGGATGTAAGGAATAATACAAAAGCTCCTATCCTACTCCATGAGATTCTGCATGCTGTTTCAATGTATGCTCTGTCAGACTCTACTAAAAACTGGGAGAGGAGTAAGGATATTGAAGATTTCAAGAATGAAATCACTTCTGTCTTCCAAGACCTCAAGGATAATCCCATTCTTAAGGGTGAAAGAGGTATTGTAGATATAAAAGAATTTGTTGCAGAACTTGCCAATCCTGTATTTAGAACTAAGATTCAGGAAATTGACAAACAGAATAAAGAAAAGAAAAAATCTTTTTGGTCAAGAATCCTGGATTCCTTTAAATCCCTTCTGGGACTACATGTAACCAATTCCTATTATCAGCGTTCCATAAATGCTCTTGACAAAGCTCTTAATTCCTTTGATATGGATTCCTATATGAGATACAATGGAATCAAGAATCTTCTTAGGTTAGGATATAATGCAAAGGACTGGGACTTCAGAACATTGCCTGATGATAAATTAAAGGATGCAATTAAGGATTACTTTGATAAGGAAACGTACAATGATGAATTGCTTTCTCTAAAGAAGAAAGCTATTGCTGATGGTACCTTTATGAAGGCTCCTAATGGCAAACCTACAAATCTTAATGAGAGACAATGGCTTCAAGTTAGAACTAAAGCCTTTAAGGATTGGTTTGGTGATTGGGAGAATGACCCGAAGAATGCTTCTAAAGTTGTAGATGAGAATGGAGAACCTTTGGTTGTCTATCATGGAGGAGAAAATAATATTTCTTCATTTATAACTTATCATAAAGACTCTGATGTAGGTGATATGTATGGAGCATATTTTACCAAAAATAATACCTATGCAAAATCATACAGTAAAGGTACTGTTTATGCTGTATTTCTAAATATAAAGAAGCCATTATTGACAGAAGGAAAATGGACAGGTGTTATTGATAAAGAGATAAAGGATGCAGTTACATCAAAACACGATGGCATTATAAATGATAAATTTGATAATGGCATTATGCAGAAATTACATCTTGCAAAAACAAGAACTGAAGTAATTGTATTTAACTCCAACCAAATCAAGTCTGCAACAGATAATGTGGGTACTTTCTATACTGATCATGATGAAATCTACAATTATGAGGTAGATAACTCTAATATCAATGACTTAATATCAGATACTGAAAAAAAGGAGATTCTAAGAGAGATTAGGACAATAAATGAAGCTAAAAGATCGTTAATAGATACAGGAGGAGATTATCTTTATGTTGTAGATCATACAGACAAAAATGGATTAAAGCATCTGAAGGGAAATCAAGAAGGTTTTCTTGTCAAAGAGATTATCAATATAAAAGGATTTAGCAGAGAAGAAATTATTAACATAAAACAATTATGCAATGAAGAAGGAATTGGAGGAACTTTACAGAATATTAATCAGTTGCTTGAAAGAAATGGCTATAAGCCAAGCATCCATAACAGCGATAGCATTGATGCTGAAGACAAAAGATCAAATTCTGACAATGTTGGATTGGATAAGCAAGCATCACAGGGAGAAGCCAGACGAGGACAGAGTTCTCAGAATAGCCAAGAGAGTTTCTCAGGAGGTCAAATAAAGACGGGGTATGATGGCACTAATCATCCAAGATATATGGATGTGGAAGCTATCAAGGAGTTTATAGACAATGCATCAGCTGAAGACCTCAAGGATGAATTAAGGCTTATAGAGCAGGAAAATGCTGACTATGATTTGGTAAATGGTGTAGAAAAGAAAAAGAAATCCTTTAATTTTGACTTTAAGAAACCTAAGACCCAACTGGAAAAGGATCTTGAAGCCATTAAAACCAATGATTGGAATCTGCCAGAAGAAGTAAGGAAAAAGGTAGAGGAGAAACTTGAGAAGTACCTAGTAAGTAAGTCTGGAGAGGTACAGCAGGATATTGATGTATCTCCATACTTTGGAAAGGGCAACAAGACTACTGCAAAGAATGTTCTTAAATACATTATAGAGAACTCTACTGATAGGGAAATCAAGAATATGGCTCAATATGTTCTTAATAACTTGGGAAAGAATACTGATGTCCCTGTAGAATTCTTCCAGAATAGAAGAAGAAAGCATAGCTCCAAGGGCACATACTATGCTTCTACACATTCTATTGAAATAGATGCCAAATCTCTGACAGGCTCAAATGCCAAGGAAGCTCTTAACAGGATGGAAGGAACCATTATCCATGAGATAGCTCATGCCATTACAACAAGGGCTATGGATTCTGACCCTGCTGCAAGAAAGGAGATATTGGAGATTTTCTCTGAATTTACGAAACTAAGATCTCAATATGGTATTACTTTAGGCTATGCTTCAAAGAATCCAAAGGAATTTGTTGCAGAGTTCCTTGGTAACAAGGCTTTCCGTGAAGCTTTGATGGAACTTCCATCTTCTACCAAGAAAGTTACATTAGGTCAGAAAATTCTTAACTTTATCAAGAAAATTCTAGGAATGCCTGTCAAGAATACTTTCTTTAATAGAACAGATGATGCTATTCTAAGACTCATGGACTATGCCAATGCAAGGGAATGGAACAATACTCAGTCTGAGGATGAGGATATGTCCACACCTCAGACATTTACCTTTGCTGATGGTACTGTTGTAAAAGCACCATTCAAGCCTAATGCTCAACAGATTGATGCTCTTAATGAGATGGACAGATTCATAAAATCTGATGAGACTTCCATGACCCTCAGTGGCTATGCTGGTACAGGTAAGACTTCCATTATGCAAATGCTGGCAGAAAAAGCAAAAAAACAGCATAGACGCGTGGAATTCTGTGCTTCTACAAACAAAGCTGCCGCTGTCCTCAATGATAAGGTATCAAAGTCTGGATTCCAAGCATCAACTCTTAACAAGTTATTTGGTATTGCTGTTGAAGTAAACCCTAATAGTAAATCCTATAATGCAAAGAATCTGGTAAATACACTCAAGGATATTAACCTTTTTGTAGGAACAACTGTAATCATTGATGAAGCTTCCATGATTAATGAGGAGAATTACAATACCATTAATGAGATAGCAGAAAACAATCATCTGAAGATTATTTATGTTGGAGATGAGGCACAGTTAGCTCCTGTCAATGAAGAAAATATATCAAAGGTTTTCCGTAATGGAGATGGCAAGGTAATCCGTCTTACCCAAGTGGAAAGAACTGATGACAATGCTATCCTTAAAGAAGCTACTGACTTGCGTAATGATAAGCCTCTTTCTGGTGTATCTTCCTTTAATGCAAAGGGAGAAGGTGTGGCATATATAGCCCCTCAGCATCAGGAAGCTGTTGATGAAGTTGTGGAACACTTTGTGAAAGGACTGAAAAAAGATCCTAATTACTTCAGAATACTTGCATATACTAATAAAGTGGTATCTAAGTATAATAACCAGGTAAGGGAACTCTTAGGTTATACCACTCCTATACCACAGGTAGGAGAACCAATGGCAGGTTACACCAATTGGGGATATACATACGATTATAGAACTAAAAAGGGTACTTACAGATTTATTAATTCTGAATCTTATAAAGTTATATCTGTAGGTAAACCTACTAAAGTAACACATTCTCTCAACGGTATTCCTGTTATTATGGAAGCAGTACCTGTTACCTTGGAGGATTCTATGGGTAAAAGAGATACCTTTAACTATATGGATATTAAGAATAATACCCAAAATAGAAACAATGCTGAAATTCTTGCCAATGAGAAAAATAGACTTTGGAAGGAAGCAAAGAAGAGAGGTATTGGTAGGGATGTACGAATAGCATTATATGGTAAAATAAATGACATTGAAAAGTTCCTGTTTGTCAATGACCCTATTACTGATAATGAAGGAAATGTATTACAATCAAAAGTTATTGACTTTGGATATGCTATGACAGTACATAAATCCCAAGGTTCTACTTTTACAAATGTTCTTGTAGATGATGTGGATATTTCCAGGGCTGGTCTTAATACTAGGAGTAATCAAAATTATTCAGAAGTAATACGTCTTGAAGAAGAGACTACTAATATTCCTTCTGAGGATAATCTTAATAGCATGTCTGAAGTTATTGATTTGGGAGATCTTAGTGAGGTTTCTACAGAAGAACCTTCCAAGACTGAAGCCCCAGAGCAAGCATCAAAATTAATTCAGCAGCTTGAATATGTGGCTGTGTCAAGAGCTACAGATACTGTTACTATCATTAGTAAGGATGTAAAGAAAGAGGGTTCTCCTTTGCATGCAGAGGAAACAGAGAAGACTCAGAAAACTCAAGATGCAAAAGAGACAAAGCTTTCTGTTGCTTCTGCACCTACTACTCATAGTGCTACACAGACAGTACAATCTACTCCTTTCAAATATACTTATCAAAGTAAGTTTAATGGAAGTAAAACAGTTTCCTTTAATTCTTTAGAACAGGCAGTTCAATACTTCAGAATGGAGGAGCTGTTCAATCACTTTGTTAGTAGCATTCCAAGTGCTGTATCCTATTATGGGAAAAATGATGCCAAGAAAGAATATGCAAGATTGAAGAGCCTTATGGGAACTCTTAAATACAAGATACTCAATGCCAAGACTTCAGAAGAATTAGCGGAGTATAGCAATGTAATACCTACTTCTTCTGATAGTACAATTCAAGGTTATATAGATGACTTCTTTATGAAAACTGACAACACAAACCTTGAAGGAAACTTAAGGAAAAGTAACATTTGGAAATCATTAGAGCCTAACGTAAGACAGACTCTTACTGAGGAAATGCAGAGACAAAATAAAGACTCTCAGCAGACAATAAATACTAATGATTCTCGTTCTGATACTAGTGTTTCTTCATTATCATTTAATCCTAAAGATGCCACATTCTACTCAGGTGCAGCTGATGGTTCTGATAAAGCCTGGGAAGCAGCAGCTACTAAAGCTGGCATAAAGGTACATAACTACACTGTGAAGAATTGGGATACCTTGTCTGAAACCTGGAAAGCTAAATTGGATAAGGAATATCAAGAAGTTCTCAATGTGCTGCATTGGAGTCCTTATGATATTAATTCTTATATAGGTAAGTTAGTGAGAAGGGATATGATGCAGGCTGATAAAGCTGATGCTATATTTGCTATTGGTACCATAAATCCAAGAAACGGCTATATAGCAGGGGGTACTGGCTATGCTTCTACAAGAGGTATTTTAAGAGGTATTCCTGTATATCTGTTTGATCAGAAAGACAGTACTTGGAAAGAATGGGATAAAGCAACAAAGAAATTTGTTCCTACCTCCCAGCCATCTTTGACCAAGAATGCCGCTGTTATTGGTACAAGAGAATTACAGGAGAATGGTAAAAAAGCCATTGAAAATATGTTCCAAACTTCTAATTCCAATATTGAATATAAAAAGGATGGAGAAGTATCTATTGAATATACTCCTACTGGAAAGGAGACACAGACTTATACCATTAAAGGAAATCAGATCTTTAATAAAGATGGAAAGGAGGTCTTCAAGGAGGACAGTGTTGACAGGAATAAGATTTTTGCCAATCTTGCAGTACAGCAAGGTAGGGCTGTTGTGGTAGAGCACAATAATAGGAAATATGTTGTAAATAACAGATCTCAGATTATTTCTGGAACTACTGGCAAGCTCCTCCAATGGCGTAATGACAATGGTGATAGAAGGGCTATTATAAAGGCTGCTGGAGAAAAATTCAAGGAAAAAGGAGTAAAGGCAGCTATGGAAAAGTCTGTCCAGGAAGCACACAAGGATGTTCTTAATACCTTAGGTAATGATGAGCAGGCTCAGGCGGAAATTCAAAGTACTCTTGCAACTGCTGTAATGGGAATTGCTTTAGAGAAAGCTCTGGATGCTGTAAACCCTATCTTTACCAAAAAGGAGCAAGAACAGATCAAAAAAGCTCTGGGTGAAGATAAAAAGTTACAGGTAATGTCTGTCTCAAGAATGACTGATCCTGTATTCTTTACTAAAGAGATTATAAACTTTTTAGCAGAAAATGCCAAGAAGCCTTTTACTGACGCTTCCAGAGTGAATGCTATAGAGATATGGTCTAAACATGATGGTATTCCAATGCAGGAGCTTCTGAAAGCTTGTAAAAAGTATAAGGTTGCTCCTATGGTATCCTTTAGTATTACAGGTCTTGGAGACACAACTCTTGAAAGAGGTGTCATGAAGTACAATGATTTACTTGACAGAATTGAGAAATATATCAAGGCTGGAGATTTAAATCCTAGTACTACTACTGTAAGAATTGATCCTATATTGATTGGAGAAACTAATCTTGAGGATATCAAGGCTATTGTGAATAGAGCCAAGTCTATGGGAATCAAGAAATTTGTTTTTTCTTTGGTTCAGTCTTATGGTTATCTGGATGGTACTCCAAGAGACAGAAAGGTGACATCTGGTATTAATACTGCTATGGAAAGGGAGCATAGAACTTATGATTGGGATAAATACTATGGCAGAATTACCCAAGAGGATTTTGCTGCTTCAGAAACTTTTGTCAATAAGTATAGAGCTACCCATCCTAGAGCTTCTTGGCTGGAAATGGTTTCTGCTGGTGCTGCTGAAGGTGTCAGAGTGGTTAGTCGCAGTAGTATAGGAAAGATTCATTTCATTCCTAAGCAGGAGTATATAGAGGAAATTGGTAAGGTTTTGCTTGAAATAAACAAAGACCCTGAAATAGAATTGGAAACCTGTTCCTTTGTTATCAAGGGACTTAGAGCTTCTGCTTGCCTTGATCCTCTTATCTTGGAGAGAATAACAGGAGTGGATGTCACAGACCCTAATGGCAGGTATAAAAGAGATACTTCCAGACCAGATTGTATGTGTTATGGTGCTCATTCTGATATGTTCAGAATGAATGAAAAGAAGTGTTTCAGTAGTTGTGCCTACTGTTATGCAGGAAAATCTGATAGCAGTGCCATCTCATATTACAATGAAGATGGGTCTTTGAAGGACACAATCTATACAAGGACTGAGGATTTAAGTCAACTATCTAAAGATGTAAATGGTCTATACTCAGAAGATGGTAAGTCTCCACTTACTATCTATCGAGGATATGCCTTAATGGAAGATAGAGAAGCAAAGTCTCTTAATGAAACTGTAGGTAAAACTGCTATAGATTATGATGAAACTCTTAAGGGAGCACTGTACTTTACATCCAGTGAAGAAGAAGCTGCTGATTATGCTAAGAGTAGAACAGACAAATCTCCTGAACCTCCTACAGCAGAGCATCCAGAAGGTAATAGAATCAACAGACATTATACGAGAGATTATGCTAAAGTTAGTAAATTCCACATTCTTTCTACTGCAAAAGTAGAGCACTACAAGGATATTATGGAGTATATAAAGAATGGAAGAAACACTACAGCTGATGTTATTGTGCTTAACAAGGGTACTATGTGGGCAGATAACACAGAATATATAGTGAAGAATCCTGATGTTATAGTCTTTGATAAAGAAAAAGCTGAGGATAATTTCTCTGATGTATTCCAGACTCCTAACACCTCTAGAGTGGAAACAGAGGATGTGATGAAACCTTGGAAGAAGGATGCAAGCAAGGCAAATAAAACCAGAAGAATATATCTTAAAGGACAAAAGGATAAGGGTTACTTTGAGGTAGTAAAAGATCTGGAAAATAATAATTACTCCATTCATTTTAAACCTACTGATAGCAAAAACCCCAATGCCTTTACTGAGGAAGAGAAAAATATTCTTTTCCAAGCTGCTGCTGATGTTATTCCTGAAGGTGCAAACCTTTCTACATGGGGTGAACTTTCCAAGGGAGGCATACATGGTTTAAACAGGTTCTTGGATTTGGGATTTGTTAAAACAGGTGATAGAAATGTAAAGATGAAGACTGGTGAGGATGTTAATATTCCAATCCTTACCAAATCTTCTGAGGCTTATATGGATAATTTATCTTCTAAAACCGTATCTTTGCCAGGATATGAGAAACTTAATGGTCTTTATGGTGACACACCAGTAGATGCAGAGTGGAAAATTCCTTATCTAAAGGAGTTGGATGCACAGATCTCTGGTGAAAAATCAGAAGAAGAAAATAACAACATAATAAATAAAATGAACACAATCTTACAAGCAACAAGTGAGAAAGAGTATCAACAGGAGACTCAAGACCCTAAAAAGGCTGAGACTCAGAATATTCTGAATGAATATGACAAACTTCTAAAGCAGTTTGATAATCTTCTGGATAATGAGGATGGTCTTACTGCATCAGAGATTCGTCATATTGCAGAGTTGGTAGGAAATGATTTGTCTGATATGATTACTGACCTTCAGAAGGAAAAAGGACTTGCTAAGGAACAGTTTCCTTCATTGAAGACTGACCTTGATTTCCAATCTTCTTCCAGAAGAAAGGTTGCAGAAACTGTAGACATAAACAGACTTATTGACAGATGCAAGAAGCTGTTTTCTACTGAAGTTGTGGATTATGATGATGTTGACCAGATGTTGCAGGCTGATGTCATCATAGATAACTTTGATGCCATTATGCATCTTGCTGCTGATGTCTTTGCCTTGAATGAAGGGTTTGGTATTGTCAAGGACTATAAAACAGGAAAGTATAAGTTGACAAAACAGCCTCCAAGAATTGACTATGATAATTTTCATGATTATTCCAATGATGAGGATATTGCTGCTGAGAATGGAGAAAAGGATGGTCAGGAGCATTGGCAGGTAGAATCAAGAACCATTGATGTGCTTACTTCTATGTCTGCTCTTGTAAGACAGGGACTGCATGACTGTTATCTTCTTGATGAGAATGGAAATAAGATATACAGTAGATGGCAGATAGCTGAGAGAGTCAACCCAAGAGATGCAGTCAACAGCATTCTCAGGTGGACTCAAGGCTCACAGTCTTTGAAGGATATGGTATCCAAGTTATCCCAGAAACAGAAGAAGAACCCCTGGTTATCACAGCTCATTACAAGACTTTCTGATACAAGTGGTAAAGAAACTGATTTCCAGAGTCAGTTCTATGGGGTGATGTCCAAGCATTTCCAGTCCTACTCCATTATAGTATTGGAGGATGGTAAATACCATAATGTACCTGTAAACAATCATCCTGCCCTTTCTGAAGCAATGAAGACCATCACTGCTCAGTTCAAGATGGGTGAACTGCCTTTGTTTGGAGATAATGGTAAAATCAATGCCAAGGTTCTTGGAAATGACAATACTATAGGTGAGAATAGTGACTTTAATTTCCATAAGGCTCTTGCAGAACTTCAAACAATAAGGACTGTCATTGATCATGGAAACTCACTGGAAGAAAAGGATATGGAGACTGCTTCTGCCAACATTATGGGTATTTGCAGAAACTTTGGTTATAATGTAACTGAAGATATGGTCTCTGAAATCCTTGATGCTGATAACATACGGTACATGACAGAGAAGCTTGGATTCTTGGTAAAAGATCTTGACAAGGCTCTTAAAGACCAGAAAAATGGAGACTTGAAAGTGTATGACCCATTCAAGTTCAAAGGGAAATATGCTATTGATACCACTTTAAAGAACTTCCTTACTCCTATTACTGAGGTACTTGAAGATACTGCCATAAATGCTTTTTATGACAGTGGCAAGATGTATCAGTCTTATGTAATTCCTTCTTATTGGTCTATGCTGATGAACAAATTCAATCTTAATGGACAGCAATTTGAAGATTTCATAAGGGAGAATTATGCATCTTCAGAATGGTTCAGAGATAAAAAGGCAGGTATTGATTTGCAGAAAGGTTGGAGAAATGAATGGTTAAGACGTCTTGCTACAGATGAAAATGCCCGTAAGATTTTCAGTCATAAGGTGGAGCTGAACTTCAATAAGCATAACTATATGCGTAACATGACTGATGCTGAATACACTGTTTCAATGATTGCAGAATACTTTGCAGAAAATACAAATATAGCGGAAGATCAGGCTCCATCATGGTATAGAGTGCCTATGCAGTCAAACAAACCTTCATCTGAATATATTAGATTCTATTCTTATAGAGGAGATAAGTATAAGGATTCCATTGTCTATGGGTTGACGAAAATGTTCCTTCAGGAATTAAGCAGAATACAGACTGTTAGCATGAGAAATCTTTCAAAAGAGGATTCTGAATTCATAAAGAATTTTGATACTAATGGACGCAAATTCTGCCTTCTTCCTGTATTCAACAATTATCTTGAAGATTCAAGAATTGCTGAGGAAGGTAGGACTGTACTTAAAAATGAGGATGGTTCCATATCTTCTGACAACATTCTTTTTGCCCGTCTTCTTCAGAAGAAAATAAAGGGAGAGATGCCACTTACAGAGGATGAGGATACCAAATTCAGTACTCTGACAGATAAGATTATCCGCAATTCAGTTGAAGATAGAGTACAGAAGATTCTTTCTGAATGGGAAGAGAATGGTATTATAGAGGCAGCCAAAGCCATAAAGGGAATATATCCTACTGAACTTGATAATGCAGCTGCAACAAGATGGACAAAGGAGCAGATTGAGAATTTCCTTTGGAATGATACTTTTGCTTCTAAAAACATACTACAGCTTACTATTACTGATGCTGCTTTCTACAAGGATGCTGAAGATCTGCAGAAGAGATTAGCACAGCTTCATGCCCCAGGAATTAGGGCTAATGTTGAAGCTACTGACTATGAAGGAAACCTTGTCTCTGATGGCAAATATCGTACTTTTATAATAAAGGATTATGATGACTTTATCTCCAACATTATTGACAACTTGAATGTAGTATTTGATAGAAAGATTGCTGCTGCTCAAGGAAAAGAAAAGGAGGTTCTTATAGAATTGAAGGATTCTCTTACAAGACCAAGAACATACAATGAAGATGGTACTGTAAAGGATAAAGGGGGAAAGTACTGGAACATCAATGTTACTGATGCCCAGGGATATTCCTCTCCTACTTCATATAGAAAGAAGGCATTTATATTTGGTAAATGGTCAAGACAGGCTGAAAGAATATATCAGAAATTGCTTAAGGGCACTTATAATTATACTGATTTGGAAACAGCTTTCCAGCCATTGAAGTCCTTTGTCTATGCCAAGCTCCATAAAAATCTTGGTGTTGACAAGGCTCCTATTACCTCTATGCCAATACCATTCCAGGCAAAGAATGCCGAGTATCTTCTTATTATGGCTGATGCCATTCTCCAGGGAGAGAAGGAACTTTCAAAGCCTAATCTTCTGAGGGCAATATACAGAATCATGGAAGACAGTGCCTATGATGGCAGAGAAAGGGATTCCAAGGGAAATATAGTAAAGGAAGGTACCTACAATGGCAAGGGTATTGATACTGTCCAGTTTGAATCTGCCATTAAGTCCAGTCTTCAAGGAGCTATGGATATCCATCAGTTTTTGGATATGCAGGAAGGTGAAGAAGCTGCCTATACCTTTATGAAGAATCAGATTTATAAAGAGAAGTACAGAAACAGCCAACTTGAGCCAGGAAAAAAAGAAAGGGTGTATGATGAATATAACACTGATGTCTTTGTTCATGAAACTTCTTTTGACCATTATTGCTTGCAGCAGGAGGTCCCAGAGCATTTCAAGGAACATTCACAGGCTCATGGTTCTCAGATAAGAATGATTACCCCTTCTGATTTGGATTTCTATACTACAGATGAAAATGGAAAGCAGGTAACTAACTATTATACCTGGAAAGAACCTGATGGAACTGTAAGGAAAGTAACGGCTGAGGAATACAGAAAGGAATATGAGGATACCATTGCTGCAAATATCAGAGAGAGCATTGATGTTCTCAGAGCTGAACTGCATCTTAACATCAAACCAGATTCTTCTCATGAAGATATAAGAAAAGAACAGAATATTGCTCTGGCAAAAATTCTTCAAAGTGAAATCCTGGCATCTCCCAGATATGGTGTAGACCTCTTGCAGGCTTGCTCTATTGACAAAAAAACTGGAGAATTCAGAATACCAAAGGGAGACCCTGTGCAGGCTAAAAGAATTGAACAACTTATCAATTCTATCATTAAGAACAGAATAAATAAGCAGGAGATTGCAGGAGGTCCTATAGTACAGGTATCTAATTTTGGAACTTCAAAGCAGCTTCATATTAGATTCAATGACAAGAAGGGAAATCTTATTCCTCTTGAGGAAGAGTACAAGGCTTCAGAGCATGGAGGACTTTCATATAAAGAATATCTTAAGAAAAACCAAGGAGGAATAGCATACTTTGAAGTATATATCCCAATTTGGTCTAATGATATCTTTAAGAAGTTTGCCAACCCTGATGGTACTATCAATATTGAAGCCATAGAAGCTACTGACCCAGAACTTCTGAAAATGATCAGTTACCGTATTCCAACTGAGGACAAATACTCTTGTGCTCCTATGAAAGCGGTAGGATTTATGCCAAAGGAAGCAGGTGATGCTATTATGTTTCCATTTGAACTTACTGAAATTGATGATTCTGACTTTGATGTTGACAAGAGATATGTCATGCGTAAGGATATTCCTATTCTTGAGAAAGATCCTAGAGAGTTTCTGGATGATTTGGTAGAAAGAGGAAATGACCTGTATAAGAATATTATGGGGCAGGAAGCTGCTGATGGATATGTAAGAAGAATGGTTGAGAGTATTCTGAAAAACCCTATGAAATTCCTTACAAACAGCCCATTTAGAAAAGCTCTCTTTTCAGAATATCAGAAGGTGGCTTATTATACAGAGGCTCCTGTTTCTGGCAGGAAATACAGGGACAATAAAATTGTGGATATGACTTTTGCTGTATTGACCAATGAAATGACTGCTGATAAGATTCTTAATCCTGGTGGCTTTGATGGTCCTAAGAAAATGGGATACCTGGTTACTGCATATAAGAATCCTGTGGTAAGGGAAAAAGGTTATAGTTGGGAAGATCTTCAAAAGATGAGTACTGATGATCTGAAAAAACTATCTTATACAGACAAAGATCTTACTTATGCAGATACTCAGGTACAGTTCTATAAGCAAAATAGTGCTGCTGCATCATTGATAGGTGTATTTGCTGTCAATAAAGTAGCTCATGCTACTCTTGAAAGTAATGACATCTGGCTTGATGTTGCTGAATTATGTGGTGAAGATGCCTTTAATATTGCAGGTCACTATGAAATAGATGAGAAGACTGGAGAAAAAAAAATAGTTGGAGGAATGACCTTTAAAGATAGAATGCAGATAGATGTAAGATATGACATTGCAGGAAATCTTATAGGTAAGACTCTTGGTTCTCTGGTATCTGCTTCTGCAGATGCTGTTAAGGATCCTATATTGAATCTTATGAACATCAATATGACTACTGCTGGAATGCTCAACACCATGCTTAGACTTGGTATGACCTTTGAGGATGCTTCTTTATTCCTGTCTCAAGACATTATTGGAAGACTACTTAATCAATTCAATAGAGAGAATCTGACCAATTATGTTTCCCTTTCAGAGTTGATAGACAAGTGGATTTCCAAGTATAAAGAGAATAACAAGATTATTGATTCCTCAAAGATCAATACTGAAGCTCTTACCAAGGAGGAACTCATTGAGGGTATTACTCCTGAAAAGCATGGTGAGATTGATTATAAGGTACTTCTTGCATTCAAGAAACTTCAACTATTGACAGATGCCATGCGTAAGCCTACATTTGCTACAAGATTCAATTCCATTTCAAGTGCTGTAGGACCTCTTATCCTGGATAATCTTATTCAGGAAAGCAAGAGAGACAGCTTCTTGGCTGAAAATGGAGACACCCATTTCTATACTGCTGATGGAAGAGAACTAGATATTAAGGATATCTTCTCTAATCACCCTATCTTGGAACAGTTCTCCAGAACCTTGGATCTTGCAAAGACTCTGTTCTTGGATATGCCTTCTGGTTGTACTGGCTTCAGAGAATTATTGAAGAATATTCCCGATGACATTAAAAACAAGATGTATAATGATAAAAAACTGTTTGATAAGTTTGCAAACTTCTACCAAACATATCTTCTCATACAGTCTGGAGTAATCAACCAAGACCGTTTGAAGTATTATGTCAATGAGTTTGCCAAGGAATTCAATAGTAAGAAGTACAACGAAAAATATCCAGACAATGAACTTCTAAAGGAGATAAAACTACAGATTTCAAAATCAGGAAAACCTTATCTGCAAATTAAGATTACAGGTATGGATGAACAGAGAAAAGAGGAACTTCGTAGTGCTTGGATTGACCTGCATAAAGCTGATCCTGAATTATCCAAGAAGTTATTTGATTATAGTTTCTTCATTGCAGGTATAGGCTTCTCCCCAAAGACTTTCATGGCATTGGTTCCTACCTATGTCAAAGAGAGACTTAAGGGTAAGAATGGTGCTTCCTATATAGATACTTATAGAAAATTCCCGACTGTTATGAATGATGTTGTTATTGACCAATTCATTTGCAACAACTGGGGTAACAACAAGTTAGTACCTATCAAGAAGTCTGAAGATTATAATTTCATTATAGATACCGACAGTAATACTTTGAAAGTATCAAGAGAAAATGAAAAGGATGAACTTAAGAATGTTTCTTATATGAAGTTGAAAGTTGCGGATAATATGTACCTTTACAAACAAATAGGAAAGAATGACCATGAAGACCTTATTTATGAGAGAATGCAGCCTCTTGGAAACAATGGAGAGTATCTTGAGATGCATACTTCTAAAATTAATTCTCCGTTGACTGCTGTTACTAAGACTACGGAGGAAAAGGAGAATGAACCTTCTGACCTCAAGACAAGTAGTCCACAGGAAACAGATGCAACAAGTCCTTCCACTGAAATTGTTATCTCTAAGTCAGAACAGAAGAAGAATATTTCAGAACTGATAGATGCTTTTATGCTGCAGAACCCTGCTTTCACAGAAACTTCTGCTAAAGAAAAGATAGAGGAGATAAAGAAAAGAGGAGTTCGTAAGTACCTGAAGTTCTTACAGAATGTCTTTGAAAAGAAAGGGTTGCACCTCAACCTTGAAGAAGTAGAAAAAGAATTTGAAAAATATTGTTAGTATATGGGAAAAAATACTTGTATATTACATCCTGAAGCTCCCAATGGGGAGCCTTCAGGTATGTATAATAAATTATTGGAGATATTAAAGAATAGACCTCTTGCTAATTGGTTTTATGCGGCGTATAAAACTAATAATTCTGCTGATCACATGGACCAAGCTGGAATGAAGAGAAATCTCCAGGGAGAACATAAAGCTGAAGATGTCTTGAAGTTCTTTGACTATGCCTCCATGGAGAAGGAAATTGCCAATCTTCCTTTGGCAGAATATCAGTTAGGAGCAGTGGATTCCAATGGTAAAAGAATTGACTTTACCAATGCAGAAGATGCTTTGCAAAAGGCTGATAATTTCAATAATAGTCATTCTGGATTGATGGCTGATGTTGTTAAGCGTGGAGATAATTACAATATTATTGTCTCTGAAAAAAATTCCAGAACTAATACTAAAGGTGATGATATTAAAAGTTACTTAAAGACATGGGACATATATAAACATGCTTTTAATGCAGTAGGGGTGGACATTACCTCATTGCCTTCTGAAACACAGAATGTGGTTAATGCCTTGAATACTAATTTGGCAACTTATCTTAAGAATTTGGGAATGATGAATATAAAGTTCTTTAACAAAAAAGACCTTATGCTTTTATTTTCCCTTAGCCCAAATTCTCCACATGTACGGAGATTGACAAATGCTTTTGGCTCCCTTGAAAATGCTGCCCAAGCCATTGAGGACTTTAATCAAGGTATTAGAGGTCTTACTACCGCACAACAGACATTGTTAATGAGAGCCTTTAGGGATGCCCAGAAATTTAATGGTATTGACATGGATGCCCTTCAAGCCCAAATTAAAGGAGAGACAAATGCCATAAAGACTTCCAGTAAGGAAGAAGAAATTAAAGTAGAATTAAAGAGGCTTAATAAAAAATACAAGATTGATATTGAGGAAATTCACAGAGTTTCAGATAAAATTGACTCCTTGTCAGAAGCTGCTACTGAAGCTGCCCTCACTCTTCAAAGACAAATCAGACTTCTTGAAAAGGAGAAAGGTAATAATGCAGAAGGTAGAAGATTGGAAACTATTCTTAATAACCTTATGAAAGAACTTACCTACAAAAGATATTATTCTGGATTGCTTAATTTCCTAGGAGAGGCTTCTGCACAGGTGGCTAATATAGATGCTATGCTTCAGAACATTCCCCAAACTGGAACTGAATTGGAGAAAGCTTTTGGGACAGCACGGATTCTTCAGAATATAAAGTCTCTCAAGGAACAGTATTATCCCGTAATAACAGCTCTTGCTGACCCTACCATTAATATTGATGAAAATATTTCCAAGCAGGATGTTGATAATATACGTCAGACAGCAAAGGACCTTAAGGAATTCTTTGATGGAAAGTCTAAAATACTCGATGCCTTTACAGAGAGTACTATGATTAATATTCTCACAGAGATTATAGGAGATCACACTCCTGATGGTCAGTCTATCATCAATGCTGTAAGAATGGCTGCTGTAGATTCAAAGCAATATGATATTCTATACAGTATGGGAAGAGCTTCCAATCCCATTGTTGCTGCTGCTGGTTCCATTATCAGAAATGCCCAGGATGAAAGAGATGAAATCATAAACAAATTGTCATTGAGAATCAGAAGGGCAACTGATAAACTTTATAAGGCAGGTTTTAATTCTGAATTTATGTATGAAAGTGAGGGGCATATAATCAGTGATATAGATTGGGCACCTTATGAATCTGCAAGGAAACAAGCAATAAAGGCAATAAATGCCAGAGGATTGAAAGGCTTTGATAAAAAACAGGCTATAGAAGATTGGGAACAGCAGAATACTGAAGATAGGATTGTGAACACTGTGGATGGTAGAACTGAAAGGGTACCAAATGCTTCTTATAGGAAAACTGAAGATTTTATGAGGAATTGGTCTGAGGAACAAAAGGAATACTACAAAACCATGATGCAGATTAAGGGGGAAATAGGATCTCTACTTCCTGCTTATGCACAAAGACAGTATTTACCCCCTCAGGTAAGACGTAATTTCCTTGATGCTTTGGATAAGGCAAATAACTATAAAGATGTATGGAAAGCCATAAAGAATAAATTTGAGAATCTATATACTGTCAGAGAGGATGATGAGAATTATTCTTCAAATGGTATTATTGATGGAGAAAATTATCAGATAGTTGAAAGTGATTTTGACAATACTCCTCTTAGACAGATTCCAATATTCTTTGTAAATAGAGTAGAAGAAGGAGAATTGTTAAAGAACTTCTCTTCTGGTCTGACAGCTTTAGCTGGTACAGCTATTAACTACAGGGCAATGGAAAATATTGCTCAAGTTGTAGAATTTATGGGAGACTTTGTTAATAGCAAAGCAACAAGGGATAATAAAGCTAAAAGTGATATGATTCAAGATAAAGAGGTCAGAGTATTCAAGGACCTTTGGAAAAGAGGGCGCAATACCAATACACATACTCTTATGGAAGGTTTTATTGCACAGCATATTTATGGACAGAAAAGGGATCCAAATGAAAATAAGAAATTAAGCAAATTATTTGATAATATCATTGCCTATACTTCTTTTAGAGGACTGGCAACTAATTTCAAAGGAGCTGTAGCTAATTATCTTATGGGAGAATTCCAGATGATGATTGAAGCTGGTGCTGGAGAATTTTATGGTTTTAAAGACTATCTTTGGGCACATAAAAAATTAGTGGGAAGTACAGGTGCTTATGGAGATTTGGCAGAGTTGCTTACTAATAATGTCAATCATATAGGAGTACTTCTTAGAGAGACGTTTGACCCTCTCCAGGACAATTTTGCTACCAAAGGTCATACCAAGTATTACTCTTCTATGTTCAGACAACTGATGTCTCATGATTGTTCTTTTATTGGGTATTCTTCTGGTGAGTATTTTATACATTATGTAAACATGTATGCAGTTCTTCATAACCAAAAAGTATTGTTGAATGGAAAGAAAATATGTCTGTTTGATGCTTATGAAGTAACAAATAAACAGGATGGAAACTCTGAGCTTAAATTAAAACAGGGAGTAACTGATCTTGATGGCAATGCCATAACTGATGATTTTATTGATAAAATCAGAAAGAAAATCCGCTATGTCAACCAAACTACTCATGGTTCCATGAATGAAGAGGATAAGGGTCTTTTACATCAAAAATGGTGGGGACGTGGTATTATGAACTTCAGACAGTGGATGGTGGAGCATTATTCAAGAAGATTCAGAGCCAGACATTTTGATGCTACCCTTGGAGAAGACAGGGAGGGCTATTGGTACAGTCTTTATAAGGGATTATTCAATGATGACACTAAAGACACCTGGAAAAAAGGAGATAAAATGGATGCTCTGGAAATGTTCATGAAGGATTTATACACCTTTACTTTCAGATCTGAAGCCCAATGGAGTAATCTGGATGATATGCAGAAATACAATGTCAAAAGAGCCAGGGCTGAAATATTAATGTATATTGCCCTCTTAGGTCTTAGCTTTGCTCTTGGAGAACCAGATGAACACAAAAAGGAATTCTGGAGAAGATGGTGGATATATCAGACAAAGAGAGCCATTGTGGATACAGAGGCTTCTATGCCTCAGCCAAAGGCTATAACAAGTATAATAACTATCTTGCAATCTCCTATGGCAAGTGTTAACATGATGAGTTCTCTTCTATATATGTTCCATGGTTTAACCCAGGGGGATGTATTTGAAGAAATAAAATCAGGAGATCATAAGGGTGAGAATAAATATTGGAGAAATGTGGTAAAATATGACTTACCGTTTTTCAAAGATATAGAGCAAATACAGAAAATGGATACTGATGATGCTATATTCAAGGTATTTGATGCTTCACCAAGTAATCACTAATTTTAATTTACAAAGATAGGGAAGGAATGAAAACACCTTCCCTATCTTTTTTCTTTTTTCAAATATATACTTTTACTGTATAGCCGTCTTCTTTATTCTCTCTTAGCACTTTTCTTAACAGTACTTTCTTTTTCTGCTATGTATATATCTTTGCATAAAAGGATGCTTATTGTTTAAATGATGATCTACAAAATACCTTTTGAAAAATCAAGACCCAGACAGCATTATACTTCTAAGGGGAAGAGCAAGAGGTCTTATGATACCCAGGAAACTGCTGACAAGTATATATCAAAGCATAAATTGAAGGGCATGAAATCCTATTTCTGTAAAGTGTGTAACAAATATCATGTAGGACACTATGACATCCTTGAATAATAGTAGAGAATGTATAAATGACAATAAAATGTTAGAAAAAATTTCAGAAGTGATTAAGGCAATCACAGACTTTCTTGGAGGATTCAGCAAATTGAATGAAGTAAAGGATCATTCAATAAGAATCTTTTTCCAGATAATACTTTGTACCCTTATAGCATTGTTTCTTGGTAAGCTGTTTATGAGGGATGATTTATATGATTGGGTAGTAAGTATAATTATGAAGCCCAATCCAATCACTATAGCAGTGGTAGTAGGATTGGCAATGATAGTATATTCCATGTATTCTCAAAAGAGAATAATGAATGCTGTACTTATGGCAATACAACAACAAAAGCAAAATGAAAAACAAAAAGACAAGGAATGTTATGCCCAAACATCCAGAATAGAAGAAGAAGCAAATGAACTTACTGATTACCTTAGAGAAACACTACATTGTGATATAGTAACCATAGAGCTTCTTCATAACACTGAAAAATATATAGGAGGCTATCATAAAAGATTCTATGATGAAAGCTTCCCTTCTATAAATTCCGCTGAAGGCATTTCCTTTAATTATAAGGATTTCCAATGTATTCCTACAAACATCTTTCCTATTATAGGTTATATGCTAAAGAAAAGATTCAAATGGTTTCCAACTATAGATGAAGTTATTGCTATAGATTCCAGCTATGGAAGAATACTCAAAGAACAGGGTAATGTGGCTCTTGGAATGAGAGCAATGAAAACTTCTAAAGGTGAAGACTTGGGTATATTGAATGTAACATGGAGGGAAGGGCATGAAAACAGAATTCCTGATGTAAGTGTAATTCAGGAAAAGATGATAGAGATTGCTTCTAAACTAGAAGTGCTTCTTGATATGTCTGATTATGAGTAGGGTATTCTTTTTTATTCATATCTATATATTTAAAAGGTAGAAGGGTTATTCCCTCCTGCCTTTCTTTTTTACATAAAACTATATCTCATTTACTTTCCATAAATTCCATTTACCATTGCCATTATTCCCAAGGGAGAATTATCGGGGGTACTATTTCCTAAAAATCCTGAAAGGGGATTACTTTGTCCCATCATATCCATTATGGAACTCAGTCTTCTAAGACCTTCCAGTCTGTCCTGTTTAGGATTATACTCAGGTTCCTCTTCTTTAATCTCTGGAGTATTTTGTGGGGTATCAACTATTACAGGAGGAGTGTAAACTGTAGAAGGATCTATTTGCATGGAATCTGCATATTGCACAGAAGGTGATGGCACTGTATAGATCTGCTTTGTAAAATCATCAAAGAAAGTATCTGGGATTCCATAACTTGCAGGATCTGTCTGAAGTCCAAGATTTATTCTTCCATTATTATTTGGATTACCTCCCTTTCCTGTAAAGGTAGTTCTATATCCTCCACCGAATTTAGCTCTTTCCCAGTTTCTTCTTCTGGTCAGACCTCTAAGCTCATTGTCCTTGGAAGCCCACATGGATTTCTGCACATCCTCCCTACTGGCTTTATTGTTTACATAGGCACTCAATGTAGGTACTACCCTCTTCTTAAGGTTTCCCATACCTACATTATATCCATAGGAATACAAGGCATCAAGCTGGTCCGTAGAAAGCCTTGCCTGTATATTTTTAGGAATAACAGCATTAAATTGCTTTGTAACTTCACTGAAAGGAGCATTTCTTTTCATTTCAGTACCTTCCCATGTAGCTATATCATTCTGTAGTTTCTTTGAAGGAGCATATCCTCCTTTTCTATATAAGTTTCCTCCAAGGGCTGTTATATTTTCCTGTCCCAATAATGAAGGTTCTGTTAACAGAGTCTCATTTAAAGGAACTGAAGTATCTTCACTTGGATAGTTGAAATAAGGATTGTCCATAAAAGCCAATGGTGCCTGTCCTAATGTAGCTCTGTATTTGTTGATTCTTTTTTTCACACCAGGTCTTGTCAGCAGCAAGTTCTTCTTGTATTTCTGGACATTGGGATTATATCTGTGTTTGCCATACTCAAGACCTTTGAAGAACTGTGTGAAGTTATCAGCATTAAGTGTATCTGGATACATTCTTGTATGATAATCTACAGTATGTTTTATGAAGTCGTCAGCATTGCTGAATTTTCTGTTGTCCCCTGAAGCCCATGTATTCCATCCTTTTTCTGCTATCTGCTGGTTTACCAATTCCAATGCTGCCTGAGGATTTACTCCTGCATCTACATAACCTTTGTAAAGAGTGGTTGCATGCTTATATCTGGCAGCTTCAGATCCTCCCATTCCAAATAGATTTCCTCCCTCTGCATATTCATTGTTAAGCATATTCTGCACCTCCTCATTACCTTTCCATGTTTCAGTATAGGTATTTCCTTCTGAATCCATAGTAGGATAATAGCCTAAAGCTGCATCAGTAGCAAGAGCCTGCAAGTATGTAGGATGATGGGGAGCCTTTAATATTCTTCCTGTCTTAGGATCCCTGCTTCCAAGATGATAGGATTTGTCCTTATCATTCCATTCTGGCTGCATACCTGCTTTATATGCTGCTCTCATGTCATAATCTGCATCATTGGTATTTCTGAGATTCTTTGGAAGACTGTTTCTCCAATGCCTATATCCAGCTTCATCTTCTGCAGTCCATCCTTTCAATGGTCCTCCTTTGGCAAATTCATTATAGGCAGCCTTTATTTCTGGTAATGTCAATATACCATTGTCTATAGCCACCCTCATCATCTCTGCCTTTTCTGCCAAGGAAAGATTGTCCCAGGTTTTATTTAATGTTAATGGTCCTCCTTCTCCATGAAGATTGTTTTTTCTCATATACTCTCTAATCTCAGGGCTATAGTTTACTAATTCTCGTCTATCTGCTTCTACTTTATTAGGGTATTGAGGGTCATTAGGATTATATTTATAGGGGTTTTTCTTATATCTTTCAAAAGCATCCTGCATTGGACTTTTGTTATCAAAAACAAAATTATTGCTTTTCCATAATAATGGACGAAATTCTACGTCATACGTCTCCTTATTTAAGGGAGTCCTTAATAATTCTCCTTGATCATTGTATTCAAATTTAGCAAAAGGCTGTCTCATGCCTTGCTCCCAATTTGAAGTTAAAGCAGAGGGGCTGTAATATCCCTTATAAGATATATTTTTAGCTGCCTGTTTGTACTTTCCATTATCTGCATTAAGCACCCTTAACCAAGGTAGAAGACTTTTCCCTACTGTTCTGTTATCTGCAGCCCCTAAAAGTGACTCTCTGGATGTAAGTCCTAAGCCAACACTAAAAGGGATTCCTGCTCTTTTAGCATTAACAGCTACAGTATCTAAGACATTTTCTGAAAATGTAGCACCTCTATTTCTACTTGTGGGACTGTTTGGATCAATGGTTACTGTCATTTGTTTTTCAGGAATATTTGGTATCGCCCACTTCCTGTCATTTTGAAGAACTCTTAATTCATGGTCTTTTGTCTTTTTTCTATGCCATTGTTCCCATGAATATACTGTTTTAGTACCATCTGTATTATATTGAGTAACAGTTCTATTATCTCTGTCAAAATCCCCCCAACCAGGAGGTATAACATGACCATAGCCTTCCCATACTCCTTTACCAAACTTTTGTCCTTTTTTATTTACATATCTTTTATTTTTATTAAATCTTGGCTCTCCCATATACTTATTATTTATGGTTTATACTGATAAGAATCTCCTGAATGAGGAAACCTTGAACGATTAAACTTTATAAACTTACCATTAATATCATAAAACCAGGCATCCCCTACAACAGAGTAAAAGACATAAGCGGGGGAATTGCTGTTCTTATCAATGGTACCCCACCTATAAGCCACAACGGAATCCACAAACTTGCCATTCCTTGTGAATGCTACTGTAATTGAATCTGGACATTGATAGTTAAACCAATATAGTCTCTTTGTCATCCAAAGTCCTTCTTCTTTACAATACACAAAAGAATCCTTTACTTGATTAAAACTATCTATAGATAACTTCAAATCTTTACCACAAGCATATATAGTAATAATAGAATCCTTATTATAAGGGGTAGTCTTTCTTTTATGACTACATCCTACCATAAAAAATAATATTACCAATACATATATTAACTTCTTCATATTATTTAAATTTACACTCCCTATTCTAGAATATCCTAGACCATCTAGAACTTCTATTCTTTACACACTTAACAAAGATACATTATTTATCATTACGAAGACTATTTTCTTTCTTAATCTTTTCAAAAATCTTTTTTCCTTTAGAGAATAGATACTCTAAGGTATAAGCAAACACTTCTTCGTCTGTAATTCCACGCTCTTCAAAAAGTTTATGCACAACATGATACATCTCATGTACCAGTACACTGTCAGAATTATATAATTCTTCTCGCAATACAACTACTATATATTGAGTACCATCAGTAGTAAAATTTTCAAATGTTGTGCCTGGATATAATACTTTATCCTTAGAAAAACAATCAATTAAATCTCTTGTGAGTTCTTCTTGATGCTGTTTGTTGCATAACTCTTTATGAATAAGTCTTGAGATATTCTTTAGAAAGGTCTCTTTGTCTGGAGATACAATAAACAAAACATTGTAGTTTAGTATATCCAAGTTAATAAAATCATATTGTAAACCACCTATTTTCATACTCTTTATTTTTTAATCCACTTCATCAAATATTGTCAACACTCTGAAATCATTCTTCGTCAATAAAAAAAAGAGTTCATAAATTTCTTCATAGTATATTACTTTAACTCAAGCTTCATCAGAAATAACAATATTTTTCTTTTGAATATAGTCTAAGAATTCCTCTACACTCATGTACTTAGGAATGTGCCTAACATTTATAATTAAAGTACCTTCATTTACTTTAATATGCAATTCTTTAGCTCTAGCTTCTGCTAATATTTTCCAATTATTCATAGTTGTTTTTTTTTTTAATCTATTTCATCAAATATTGTCAATTCCTGACTTCCTCTTGTCTTGCTTTGCTCAGTAAGTTCACTCTCCACTTTTCTCTGTAGATTCTGTAGAGAAGACACTATTCCTTCTACATTCTTCAAGGATGCTGTAATAGCTGAAATCTGATACTTGGGTCTGCCTTTGTCATCCTCTTCATTCAGTATATTTGGATTCTTGAGGAAAGTACTTACTGTCCTTGCTGCTATCAAGGAAGCATTGAGAAGCTCTTGTGAGGGAGTTATTGTATGCTTCTTATATATATCCATAGCCTCTAACAACAGAGGAGAAGGCTTAAAGTCTGCATCCAATCCTTCCTGCTCTATAATAGCTTTTGCCCTTTCATTCTCATCAAGGATATAAGAATATGTACTTCTTGGATCTACCATGAAATACAGATATGACATCTGCTTGTAGAACTGTTCCTTGGAAGCACTTCTATCTTGATTGAAAAGCTTCCTTATGGGCTTTATAAGCAAAGCTTCATCTGCCACCTTCAACTGATAATTTTCCACTGTTACTAACTTCATGACTTCTACTCCTTTATATATTTTATTTACATAATACATTCTGTTTTATCAACTCGGCAATACCTCTTCCAAGGAACTCTACCATAGGCTCATCACTACTGCTTTTATAATAACTACCTGTATTTAATATAGCATGAATAAGTTCATGACAGAGAGTGTTAAACATTTCATTTTCAGTAATTTTAGCCCCATATACATTCCTTGCCACTTCAATTATTTTAGTAACATTATACGTCATACCTGAACAGTAATGTATTCCATCCTCTTCTTCTTTTTCTTCAATAGTATCTACTATTTTAATAGTCCAAGTACTGCCGAAAATTTTAAATTTCCTGTTGTGTAATTTCTCCATATCCATATTATTCTCTCCTTATTATTTACTGTTACTCTTTTGTAAAGTAGCCTTTATCTGCTGTTCCTTGAGTCTGACATCATCACTTTGCTTCTTCTTCTGTAAAGCAAGGTTCTCATTGAATTGTCTTGCATTCTCTGAAAGCTTTTCTTTTTCAAGGTTATACTTCTGCTCCATGGTCATGGCATCCGTTCCTCCCATAAGTTGCAGCCTGTCAGCTTCTGCCTTAGAGTCTATCTGAGCTATAAGTATCTTAACCTCATTATCCTCCTGATGCCTCTTATTAGCCTGCTCCTCCTGCATTTGTGCAATCTGCTGCTGTTGCTGGATCTGCATCTGCTGTTGCTGGAGGGTCTGTTGCTGTTGCTGCTCCATCTCTTCTCTCTTCCTCTTTTCATTGTTCTCTACAATTCTCTGCTTCTCGGCAACACTTGTAGTAGTATAAAGTTTCATGATAGTAGAGAAATCAAGGGTCTGGGTCTGCAATGCTGCCTGAGCCAAAGTATCAAGCTTCTGGTTAAGTTCTTGTGTACCATTACTATTGTCTACTACAAGACCATAGTCACACTCTGCAAATTCATCTCCATCTATTTCCAGGATCTGCTTGCTGCCATCACTAAGAATGTAGTCAAACTTCTTCTTTCTTCCTTTGAGAGCTATCTTTGCAGTCTCTATAAAGCATTCCAAGGCTCTCTTCTTCACACTGTCATGTATGAAGAAAATCCTTTCTGTAATGAGAGAAGATTGTAGGGTAGCCCTTTCTACTCCTCCTACTGTTTCCCTGTTGGAAATCTGTCCTTCCCTCTGTCTTGATATACCTGCCATATCACCAATCTTATTGGCAATCCATTCAAGTACATTTATATATTGCTGTATCTCATTTCCAAGAGAAGCATCTATAACTCCTGATGAGTTGTTATTCAGTGCTCCTGCAAGTTTTCCAGTGGCAACTCCTATATTTCCTTCCTTGAAACTGTCTTCTACTGCAATATTATTTACATGAATATAATACAACCATTTATCTACATCCCATCCCTTTGGAACCTTGGCAAAGTCAAGCTTGACTATTTTTCCCATATTCTTTGCAAGGGTCTTATTCAGTCTGTCATGCAGTACATCATACAAATATGCATAAGGCTTCATAATATCTACTAAGGAGAAGGGTTCATCTCCATTTATATTATATATACTGCCTACTATACCAAAATGACATCTTGATGGATTACTGAGCCTGTTATACTGTACTGCTCTGGGACCCATATTAACATATATGTCAGCACCTATCTTAGTGCCTTCCCATGCCTCATTAATCCAGAAAGTCTGTTCCTCTTCCCCCTTCATAGGATCACAATAGTAGTTCTCTGGATAAAAATTGAATTCTTCTTCTCCTGTCTCAGGATTATAGCTCTTTACTTTTTTTATCTGTCTTCTTGATTTCCAATATACTCTCAATACTCTGACATTACCATTATTATCATAGGGAAGAAATGTCATGTCATAGGTATCATCAAACAGACTTAAAGGGTTTATTTCTCTGTCTCCTGCTGTCAATTCAAGATTCATATTTGGAATAAGACCATATCTTGGATCTATATTATCCATGCTGTCTGAGTAGGTACTTCCAAGATTGTTGGGCATCTTTTCCAAAGTCTCCATATCTTTCTTTGAAAGTTGGTCCCAGAAGGTGTCTATTATCCTACCAGGACTCCAGTAATCCTCCAATACTATCATATCAGCATCCTCCACTTTGTTGGAATATCCTGACTTCAGTATCCTTATCTTTGTTGGGTCTACTTTCTCTATATAGGGTTCTCCTCCTACAATGTCACATTGATAGATTTCCTCTCCTACTGTATAGGCATCTGTAAAACCCTGGTTGAATATCTGGGGAATATCCAGTTCCTTCATATAATGATTAAGCAACAGATTGGCTCTTACTTCCCTTTTATCCTGATACTCATAGGTAAAGTAATAGGACTGCTTTTCAAGTTCCTTATTGAACTCCTCCTCAGTTTGAGAATTGTCCATAAGCAACTGCTGAAGCATTGCATTTACTTGGTTGTTCTTCTCCTCTTCTATCTCTGATATGGCAGAGGGATTGGTAATTACCACTCTGAAATCAAACATTCTCTTTGATTCTTCTCCTCTAAGAACCTCAAGCTTTGAGTTGATTATTGGGTAATGCTGTATATTGTCTGGAACAAAGGATGCTGTCAAACCATAGGGATTCAACAATGTCTTCATGTCTGCCATGTGTACCTTGCCATTAATAAGATCATAGTTTATCTTCATGACAGACACTGCCTTTCTTGTCAGATGATAATGAAGAAGACTGTGATTGTCTCCAAAATCCACACACCTTTTCCTCCAGGACTTGCCTTTCTTATTAAAAGATAATTGTTGTGAAGGAAAGCCTCCTAATGTATTGTAACTCATACTTTTTCTCTTTATATTCTTTAATGCAAAGATAATAAAGCAAGTAAGCAAAGTATAGCTTCTAATATATTCATTTATCTCATCTAAGTAAACTTACCATCCTGTCTTAAAGAAAAAGGAGAAAGGTTCTAAATAAACCTTCCTCCTGACATAAAGCTATTCTTCATTATGAATAAAGCAAGTCTTGCCTATACATGAAAGTAAGCACGTATATCAAACATTCTGTCTGCATCTTTCAACTTGTCAAGTGCTATCATATATAGGTAGTCAAACATCTTCTCATCAGGAATATCCTTTAAATCCTTACCTGCAATCTTTGCTATTGAATGGGCACTGTCTGAAAATACCATATTCATGGCTGTATATAACGCCCATTTGTTATAGTAGGGTATCTCCTCCTTGCATATATCTCTGGACTTTGCCATCTCTTCCCAATTATCCATACTCCAATAGCCACTTGGTTCCATCCCTGATACTATATTGGCAGCTTCTGTTTTTGACAGGTAGTTACACCAGTTCACTGCCTCAAGCTTGTCAAGATATTCCATTGCCATATCTGGATTTCTTTCTGATATATCCTTTATCATACATCTCATTGTCTTTCCAAAGACCTGCATATTTCTGGGATCCTTGGATGCAACCATCTTATTATATAGCCTGTCAAAGGCATTCATCATATCTTTCTGTTCCATATCTGTAAATTTTATTGTGGTTCAGTGAGAAGCAGAGACTTGAACTCCATAAAGTCACTTTCATCAAGTGTTATGGTTTTCCTGCTTCCGAAAATTATGTTCATCAATATATTGTCAAAAAAGGCTGGGCATTGTAATATTGCTCAACCTATAATAGTATAGTCTTGATTATCAATCTTTTAGCTTGAGCAACATCCTATACTTTAATTGCTCAACTTCTTCATTCTTCCATAGCAGTTCTTTCTGATGAATGACCTTCTTTCCTTTTTGTAATATGCCCTTCCTTACAAACCTGTCAAGAGTGGATGTACTTATTCTCAGCTCTTTACTTACTTCCTTTTTTGTCAACCACCCTTTCTTATCTACACTTGCCCCTCTTCTGTCCAACTCATATTGTGACAACTTACAGAAATAGGAAATGTCGGTCTTTGAGCACTCTCCATTACTTATCATTTCCTTAAATCTGTCCAAGGCACTACATAGATATTTTTCATTAGGACTCTGCATAGTCTTTTCTCTTTAAGTTGTTTAGTATTTTATCCATCATACTTTTGACCTGGGTATATATTTTTCCTCTATCTTTCAATACTATGCCCAAAAGTTCCATAACATAGATACAGAGTATGCAATAAATAAGAATATAATGGGTGTCAACCATAGCCTTAGTGCAAAACCAAGAACCATAGTACACTCTTTCTACATTGATGAATATAAAGTAAATAAAGGGTACTCTGAATATATTACACCATCTGAAGAAATAACTTGCTGGAAGCAGCATCAGTGGTACATATAAATAAAGGATAGTGTATATCCAGGCAATACATACTTCATTTGATGCTGAATAATGAAGCAACTCTTGTTTATTCTGGCTGAATATATAAAACACATACCAGTGTGAAAGCATAAGTATAACAGGAGCTATTATTACAGCCCATTCATAAAACCTCCAGATAAGTCTTTCATTGAAGGTAGGTATATTACTATCCTTCTTCCTAAGTTTGTTTCTACTCATATCCATTAATTTTAAATTGACTTCTACTCCTATGTTTAGGATATTTGCAAATATAGTGAGAATATAAAAACAGTATGCTTCCCTTATAAAAACACTTAGGTTAAATATTACTAATAACAGCAAAGTAAAATCCCTTACCAACACTCAGGCTGATAAGGGGTTTCTAAATAATTCTTTATAAATGTATGAAAATATGTTTGATGCTTCTCATATCTTTTACAGCTTCTTCACTGTTATCTTAATATCTGAAGTTTCAGCCCAAAACTCTACAGTATTCATTTTATCTGCAACAGGTTTATAGGATTGTATATAATAGGAATCATCTGTAGAACCATTTTTTGGTATTCTGCCTATTTTCAATGGTGTATTTACAAAGTTATAAATTCTCATTTTCCATTTAGTCAGGTCACCTACATTTTCTCCCTTATATACCTCCTGAATAACTCCATCATTGCCAATACCTGTAGAATCCACTACTATACCGCCAAAGGTATGTGTTGAACTATTATTCTTAATCTTAGTCTGCTTTACCCAAGGAGAGTAAGTAATAGGCATGCAACATTCCACAAGACTTGAACCATCATATCTGTAGAACTTACCGTTTGTATTGCTTACAAACAGTCTGTCTTTACGTGGTTTGAAGGTAGATTTATCCACATAGTCTGCACTGTCTGACCAATTGGAATAATATGCTCCTGCTTTATATGCTACAAACTTCTGCCTTGAAGTGTCAAAGACAATATAGTCCCATCCAGTAATAGAGCTGTTATTCAGAGTACTTGCCACCCCCATCCTAAACTCCTGTATGGCTCCCATTATAGGAAGATTCTCTCTTGGCACTCTGCTACTAACATCAAGAGGAGCCACCCAAGCTGGTTGTCCTATATAGTCAATGAGGACCACATCATCTGAATTTGCCTTCTTGTTGAGTTCCCTCTTTATATTACTGAAAATCCTCTTAAGTAGAGAACTGGTTATCTTTATTATATCAGCCATAGTTTCTTCATTTGAATTTAAAAAGGGAAGGAAGTCAGTTTTCCGACACTCCTTCCCATTGTTGAATTAAAACGTAAACTCAGTAATCTTCCTCACTTAGGAAGGTATATCATCTGGATTAGCAGTAGTCCACAGGTTGTCAATCTCTGTAGGAGTCAGATCCTTGAATTCAGCCTTGAAGCTATTGAATCCTGCCTGTGTCTGATAGGTATCTGTAATAACATTATCATCACCATCTTTAAGTGCCTTTGTTGCACCTTCTGCTGAAGTGGCAGTTGCCGCATTTCCTGTAAGATTACCTACAAAGGTAGCAGCCACCATCTCACCTGTACCAACACTCAGCACACTGCCCTTTGGAGTGAAAGTCAGACCTTTGAGATAAACACTCTGTGCAGCCTTGCCGTCAGTAAGACTCTTCTCAGCAGAACCAAGGATAGGATAAGCAGTATTAGATGCCTCTGGCACTACTGCCTGATATACATTCTGGTCTGTCCAAGGAACACTTACTGTAGCTTCACCTGTAGAAGCATTTACATTCACACCATAGGTCTTGCCTGATGTAGTTCCAGCCTTGATAAGACCCAATGTTGAACTTGCAATCTTGGTTGCATCAACCTTCTTTGCAATAGCATCATGGATAGGGTTGCCTGCTGTGTTAGCCTTGGTGCTATCACTTGTGTTGTCCACATTGCCAAGACCTACCTGTTCCTTATTAACTCCATGAGGATTTTTCTTATTACCTGTATGAGCAGTAAGGTCTGCAGCCTTGGCATAAGGAGTAAGATCCATCTCTGCCTTATACTCACCAAGCTTCTCAAATTTGTCGGTACCATCTACAGTTATCTTGATATACTCAGCATAGGTGTTCTGGGTTCCGCTTTCACTGGATGCTACCAAATAAATCTTGCTCTTTGAAGCTGTTGCCACATCAGGAAGCTTAGTGACAAACTCTGCTACAGTGAAGTCAAGTTCAATGTTGCCACCATTCTCAAGTGACTGACCATTGATTGTTGCAAGAGCACCCTTTGCAATTTTCTTCTTTGCCTCTTCAAGTGCTCCTGCTGCTGCTGTTACTGCATTGTCTGCTGTACCCTGTGCAGTTGTGATTTTACCATTAAGAGTAGTCTCTGAAGCCTTGATAGCTTTCTTGACGTTTGCACCAAATCTCTTAAGATTATCACCTGTAATGTATTTTCTTTCTGCCATAATAATTATGATAAATTAATGATTAATATTTGTTTCTGATTTATGCGTTCCACAAGGTGTCAATCTCCTCATTTGACAATGAAGCCAAGTCTGAGTTCTTGACATAAGTAGTCTCTGCAACTGTAGTGTCTACCTTCTGTGCAAGCTTGGTGTCAATGCCTGAAACAGCATCATTCAAGGCTGATGTTGTAGCATAACCTGAAAGGTCTACTTCACCACTTGAACCCTTGAATTCACTCCAGCCTGCAGCTTCTTTTCTTTTGCTCCAGTCCTTCAATTGATAGAGGGCACCATTTCCCTTGCCATCAGCATCCACCACATACCATAGCTGACCTATTGCATCACTGCCAGTATTATCTCCACTTGCAGACAACTGCCAGTCATTCAGAGCATACAATGCAGTGAGGTTGGCTACAGTCCTGTGACCACTCACTTCATCCGCATAGACAATACCATAGCCTGTTGAAGTATTATTGTTAGTGCGAAGAATATTCGCCTGTCCTAAACCTTTTCTTACTGTCATTTTCAATCCTCCTGTTTAAGCCATTTCAAGTTTTGCATTTGTGAAAGCACCACGCTGCACACTTGTATAAACATTATATTCCAACTCTTTCTTGGTCTCTGGGTCTGTCACTGTGACCTTTGTAAGATTGAAGCCTCCGTCAAGCAGTGGAGTAGCATCATTCATCACAATCTTGCTGAGGTTGCCAAGCACTGACGGATAGGCATACATATAATAGCTTGTGCTGTTAGTAGTGACACCTGTAGCCACCTTTGACTTGCCATCACGAAGCTCATACTTTTTGCTTGGTGTTGGAACTACCACACTTGTCAGAAGACTTGTCAAAGTGCTTGCTGAAGGAGCAGCTTCTGTTACTGATGCAGCAACACACTTATATTGGAAATGTACCTTTGCTGATGCAGAAGAATAGTCAAGGTCTGTGCTGTCTGCCTGACGGATAATACCATTTGCAAGCACAAGTCCCTGCTTCTTGGCAGATACCTTTGCAGTGAATGTCCTGTCAGAAATTATATTCTCCACCGTGATTTCCTCTGAGAATTCTCCACTCTTAGGCAATGCCTTGGCTGCCCAGTCTCCACCTGCCACTGCCGTTGGTGCCTTATGGGCATCATCCTTAGTCCACTTATACTTTCCTGCAAATGTCACCTTATAACCATAAATGGTGGAAAAGTTTGACGTTGAAGGGAAAATGAGAACTTCACCTGTCTGGGTGTATGCCTTCCAGCTTGGGGTAATGCTCAGTGATGCCAATGGTAAATCGCCATTAAGAATACCATTGATCTTCTCTGCATTTGCTGCACCCTTATCTCCAGGATAAGCTGTACTTGCTGTTTCTCCAAGACTCACTGAAGAGGATATTTCAACAAGTTCACTGCCACTCCATCTGTAAGACTTGTTGCTGTCTACATCAATGAAAATCTTACCTGATGAAGGTTTGCCTGTAGCAGCATCATGGAAATTATCTTTCTCAGACCAGTTACTATATACCTCCAAGAGCTTTGGTTTTGCAGTCCCCTCGGGTGTAAGAGCTGAACTGTCTTCTACCTCTACACCTTTGGTGGCATAGAATTTCTTGGTGTCACTGTCATAAATAACTTTTGTCCACTCAGCTGTAGCGTTCTGTAACACTTTGATACCCTTGTCAGGCATACCATTGAACTCTACAGCATCATCCACATAAGCAGGAAGTACACTTGCAGGTATCTTGCCTTCTACAAGCTCTGCATAGTCTCCCTTTGGCTGCTTTTCTGCTAGAGATGCCTTGACTTTTCCCACAAAATGAGCAAATCCTGTCTCATTTAAGAATGTCTTTTTTTCTGCCATACTTTTATCTTTAACTGTTAATACTATAATACATTTGTTTCCTCCCAAATATCATCAATAACCTCATTCTCCATTGGTCTTATTGCATCTAAGGCTTCCTTATTCTGCTTTATGTCTCTTGTAATGCCTGCCAGTACTGAAAGCATATTACCATCAATGAATGGTTGCCAGTCATTCCAAGACCCACCTGAAGAAGCATTACTTTCATAACTTCTATAGTATTGGTATATATGGTTGTCACTTTCTACAACAAGTTCTCCATACTCCCATACACAATGAGTAATGAATACCTGAGTAACGGCATAATCCTTACTGCCACTGAATAATAGCAATACTCCAATATTAAGACCATCCTTTGTAACAGAGTACATTACTGGTCCTGGAGAAACAACATTATCCATAGTACATAAGGAATCAAGTTCTTCAAGAGGAATCTCACTTCTCTTGTTGATATTTCCTAATTGGGATAAAGGAACATTGCCATTTGCATCAAGAGTAGCAAAGCCATTGGGGGTACCAACACCTACAGCAAGCTTGTCTGGTGTAACTGCCTTATCAGCAATCTTGCTGGTAGTGATGGAACCATCCTTAATCTTCAGACTTATTGGTTTCTGAGGCTTTTCTTTAAGAGGAGCTTCACTTAAAAAGTTCTCTTTTTGCATATCACTTTCTATTTTTATGCAAAAATAAACAATAAGCAACTACAATTTAAAGCACTTACAAAATCTCTTATATAAACTAAAACAAATAAAAAGGGGTAGCTTACTGTCTACCCCTTTTCTTTGTATTAATTACTTCTTTTTTCCTCCACAGGAATATTTATTACCTGTAGATTTCTTCACAACTGTCTTTTTACTACTGTTTTTCTTACATGCCATATTTTCTATTTTTACACAATTAAACATTCACTTATCTACAATCCTCTATAGTTTTTATCCAAGCCTCAATATCCTCTTTGGTAGTGCCAATATTATCCACCTCTACATTTTTATCCTTTAAGAAGGTTGCCATTTCAGAAGGTTTTGTTGGAGCATTTTTCCATTTGCTCTTAACCAGATTAACAATTCTTTTTGTATAGGCTTTATTACGAATTAAATCAGTAAACTTTTGAGTTGCCCCTGTATGAGTATTTTCAGAAATACTTTCAAAACTTTTATGTTTAGCAGAATCTCGAATCTTCCTTTTTTCTTCTTTTTCAGCTTTATGCTCCTCCTCTGGCTCTGTCTTAATAGAATCTGTTGAAGGAGTGGTATTAGAAGAAGAGGGTTCTTCTTGTATCATTTCTCCTGTTTCTGGGTCTATCTTGAAAGTGATATCATCCACTCCTAAATCTACCTTTTCCTCTTTTCCCTTTGACTCCTTAATAAGAGCTTCATTCTTCTTCTTTGCTTCTTCTTCTCTCATTTCTGCCTCCTTTTTCTTGTCTACTTCTTCAATGATTTCCTTGGATTCCTCTTTAGTAAGTTCCTTCACCTTCTTAGTATTCCTGTCTACCTTTATTACTTCTGGATTTTCACCTGTACTGAGGACATAATAATCCCATACTCCTTTATCCACAATAGGAACCAACTGCCCATCTATGATTCTCTTATTATATTGTAACTGCTTTATGGTCTTGGGATCTGTTATCTCTTTTCCATTAAGATAGAACTTATCATTCTCCAATACATAGTATTCATGGTTGAACACTACTTGGCTCCTATCCCCATTTTTAAAATCACTTGTTCCATTAGAATCTGGAATTATAGTAACAGGATCTGAAGGTTTTAACCTCTCTCCACGTGAATTCAATCCATATATACTATAGGAACTGCCTGCAGTACCAAATATAGCAGCATCTGTCATCAAGGCTCCTGCTTCATCATATTCCTTCAAGAGGCTTATATTACTTAAAACCTTTGCAGTAACATTGACTCTTGGATTCATTTTCTGAAATGCTTCCAAAAACTGCATTCTATCAAAGTTACTATCCAATATGAAAGATTTCAGAATCTTCCCATTATGAATTAAGGATATTTCATTCCTCGTCTTTCTGGTAATTATGAAATCTCCATCAGGATTGAAATAAAATATCTCAGCAAGCTTTAATATTGCTTTCATTCTTGTTTCATAATCCAAAGCAGTTACTTCTTGAAGAAGAGCATCTACCCTGTTCTTCAAAGCACCATCTCTCATTTCTGTGTGCATCAAAGCCTTTACAGGAGAAGGGAATAGTTTTCCATTGCTTGCAGGCATTAGAATAAACACCCTTCCAGCATTTGTCACTGGCTCTTTAGGAGACATAACAGACTTTCCTGCTATATTAATAGTCAAGAATTTATTATATTCTTGTATTCCCCATGCAACATTTTCTAAGTCATAGTGATATGGGTTTCTATCCTTATTGATTTTACCATTCTTGTAAAGTAGCTCACTTATACTTCTGAAGATTCCTGGAACATCATCCACTTCTGATTGTCTTACTACCCATCCTGGTGTAGGATAGGAAGGAACAATTTCTGTGCTGAGCGTTTCATTTACATAGAATCTCTCATTAGGATGGGAATTAAAGAACTTGGCTCTGGCTAATTTCATAAGCCCATAACCATTACCTGTATTAGGATTATTACTCCATAGAATATCATACAATGCTAATTTCTCTGCATTTTTATTTTTGTCTCCATATCCTACAGTACCAATGATCAGATACTTCTTGCCATTACTTTCAATGACTCCACCATTATCATCATTATGAATACTTGTTATATGTTTGTTTATATTATCATCATAATCAAGTACCAACATTAGGAAGGTCTGCATTACACGGTCATTTGTGGCAGTATTTTTAGGATTAACTGCCATGAACTTGACTTTGGCATTAGGAGTTACTGCAAGGATTTGGGATAATTCATGGTCAATGATATTTTGAACATTTACTCCTTCTGCTTTCATCCAAGCAAAAAATTGATTCATATTATCCTTAGGATCCCTTCCTACCTTTCTTTCTAGAATGCCACTTCTTATTAAAGGGTCTGACTTATAGGGAGTCATTGCATCACCACTGAGAGTGGTCTCATTGGTATTTATCTCATTTTCCCCTTTCTCATTTAAAGTATCTATATCTTGGTTTTCTTCAACTGTACTGATTCCTGCATCTTTTTCCTTTGCTTCTTCAAACTGTTCTTCTATAGACTTTGATACTACATATACATCATCTCCATCTACTATAATATTAGGATTTCCTGTATCCACTCCCTCAGCAACAAACTCAGCTTCCCTTGCTTTTTGCTGCCTTTCTATTGCTTCATCTATGCTAAAGTTGTCCTTCATCTTTACTTGAGTGGTTTCATTACTTCCTGCAAAGTTACCATTAAAGTACCATTCTCCATCTTTTTTCTCCATAGATGTAGCCTCAAAGTCCCTTTTTTCTTCAGGTTTTTCTTCTGAACTACTTTCTCTCTGTAAGAAGTTATTATCTTCTTTATAGGGTAATTCTCCTTCCATCATAATACTATCAATATCTTTGGCAGCAGTTAATACCCAATTAGAATTTATATTCATAAGATTATTAAAGTAGTCACTTTCAAAGTAGTCTCTTACTTGCCTCTTCTCTATTGCCGTTAGTTTTCTCCAAGTACCTATAGTAATGCCCCCTTGTCCTCTAGCACTGATTATGTTTTTACTGGAATAAACAATAAGACTACTTTCTGGCAAATGCTCAGTTTTGTGCAATGCTTTATACTGAACTGTTTCAGGATCATAATCATAAATATCTACACCTTCAAGTTGTTCATTACGTGTATTTCCTGCAGAGTCCTTACTTCCTTTAGCAGAATAAGAACGATGATCCACAGCCCTTATATTTATACCTTCCACATGGCTGGCTCCATATCCAAACTCCACTCCTACACCCATACGATTGGTGTAATCTCCTTTAGGGGCATTTTTATTTATTTCTGATTTATCTTCCTTAAGCTGCGATACTTCTGTATTACTAGTAGTCTCAGCTGGTTTATACAGTCTTTTATCCATAAATTCTTTATGGGCAGCATCATCCACGTTGAGATGATACTCAAGAAGTCCCATAACTTCATCTATCGACATCCTACCCTTCTTAACAGCATCCAAAGCTTTATACAAGTAATGTAAAGTATTTGCGTTGGCAGAAGTTTTACGCTCAGCTGAAACTATAGCATCATGAAGTCTTTGCACCGTTGCATTAGGATCCTTGAGAACATTTTTAACTTGTTTTCTAATAACTTCAGCTTGCAAATGGGTTAGTCGTATGCTATCTCCTTTAGGATCATTAGCATGGATACTCCCTGCAAATTCATCTGAATCTAAACCTACCTCTTTAAAGAACTCCTGTATTGTCCTCCTTTTGGTACTGCCACTGCTTTCATACTCTTCTGGGGCAACAGTAAGAGTTTCTGGTTTCATTCCAGAGTCTCCTTCTGATATACCAAAGGTAATGGTAGAGCCTGTTTTCTCTGCTGTAAAAGTTCCTTTCTTTGGATTTTCTGTAGTGCCATACCACATTTCTCCAGAGGATACTTCCATATCTCCAGATTCATCTTCAAGCAATATATCTACTTTCCATACTCCAGGAACCTCCTTGAACTTCATACCTGTAACATCACCTGTCTCTACATCTGCAGGAAGTAGATTACTGCCATCTGGAGCTATTTCATGGGCTGGAGCCAATCCTTCCAAATGATCATAGACAGCTTGGTTGGTAGGTTTCCACTGGGGCACACTTTTATCTGCACTGATTACTGATGTAACCCTTGCAAATTTATGTGTCTTTCCTGTCTTTTTATCCTTTATATAATAATAATTTTCATCTTCAGACAGAATAAAATTCTTTGAATCTTCCAATACTGCTTTTACTGCATCTTCAACATTAACAGGGGTCTCTGCCTTCTTTGATACCTCTGACTTATCTAAAGTTAAAGCTGTATCCTGGTCCACACTGGTAAGATTATCCCAACCAATATTGAGTTTAAAATATCCTGGTTGGAACTGTTCATCTACCTTGGTACTTCTAAGCTGGAAATTCTCTTTATTGTCCTGTATAAAATCTGTTGTCTTTCCATCAGTGTCCTGCATCTTTAATTGTCCAGTCTTCTTGTCTACTGAATAGACTGGTCCTGTAGGACTCATGCCTTTCTCTGTACCCTTTGGTCCTGGGTAATATACATTGATAGGTATAATCCTAAGATTATCCTTATTTACAGATATGCCATAAGTCTGTTTGAGAAGATCTGCATACATGGAAATCTGCCTTGACCATTTGAATTGTTCATTCATTAATTTGGATTCTGAATGATTTCTGGTAGTCTTCATATCAAAGATATAATAATTACCCTTATCATCATATCCAAATAAGTCAAGGGTTCCTGCAACAGGTAATTTATGGGTATTACCTTTTTCATCTGTTGTGGTAATGATTCCATGTGCCATCACTCCTTCTGACACAATATGTATTCCTTTAGCCTCTAAATCTGTTTTGAAAGCTTCCAGTTGGTCTTTGAAGGCTTGCAATACTTCATCTGTGATGTTAGGATAATGGTCTTTCAGTTTTCCTGCAAAGAAATCTCTGGTTATTATATCTGCAGTATTTCCCATAGCAGAGGACGGAATACCCCAAGCTTCATACTTTGTCTTATTATGTTCAGTCCTTAACTCTGCAATGGCTCTTTTTACTTCTTCCACAGTCTTTCCTGTAGAAGCAGCAAGTATCTTTATAGTATCTTCTGATACTTCTGCATCCATCTGCATTGTACTGAAAGGCATAGATCCCATAACATCTTCAGAAGGTATATTTTCAACAGGTTTATCCAGTAATTCCTTGAATTTATCTACATCTTCATCAAGACTTATCTTAAGGTCTTCTTCCGAAGAATTGGTAACATAGCCTTCATCATAGCCAAGCTCCATCAAAGCATCTTTCACTCCTATCTCTCCATCAAGATATCTTGCTATAATGGTAGCTTGTCTTTGTACTTCTGCCTGATATTTAGCCATATCTTTCTTTATAGTCTCAGTATCAGAAACACCAAGTAGTGCTCCTATTTTCTGGGGACTAAGGGAAAGAACTGCCTTTTTATTCAAAGTATGCTTTGTTTCTCTCTTTCTGTCTTCCGCCTTTTTCTTGGCAGCAGCTTCTACTTCTTTATCAAGTTTCTCTTTTATTTCCTCTCTTTTCTTTCTTTCCGCTTCTTCTCTCTCCCTTCTGTCTTTTCTATTCTCTATTACTGTAGCATCTCTTTGATAGCCTATTTTCTCCAATTCCTTTAATACATAATCAAAATCCTTTGATACCTCAGAACCATCAGTATCATCTACTACCTGTTCCAGATTTGATAATATATCCTCTTTATTGTTAGCAGATTCTACTACAATATCCATATTTTTACGTAAATTTGCCTTCCAGGTTTCATCTCTGTCAGCATTGGATATTATGGCGTTTATATCTCCAGTAACCTTACCCCATTCTTTAGCCATTTCTACTTGATGCTGATATTGAGGAAGCATCTTTTCTTCATCTATAATATCAAGAAGAGTTGGAGCAATTTTTCGTAATGTCCTAAAGGCAAAATGATTCTTAGTCTCTTCACCAATATCAGAATGGTTTTTCATTGCATCATCATATTCATTAAGGAATGCTGCTATAAATTCTGCATTTCTATGGTTAATAAGTCCATAAGCAGCTTCCGCCGCCATTGCCCTTTGGGATTCAAAATCTACAGCTGCTGCTTCTGGATTCTGTAATATTCTACTATAGGCATCCTGATTCTTTTCTATTCTTTGTGTAAGAAGACTTATGTCCTGTATTTTCTGTAGGGCATCAGCATCTCTCATAAGAAGCCTGTCTTCAAGTCTTTCAATCTCTCTTTGCTGTTCCTTACTATAAAGGTTCCTGTTCTCTTTTGCCATCATCCTGGCTCTTGTGACAGGATCTAAAGAAAAGATTTCATCTGCAGTAAGGACTCTTTCCTTACTTCTTTCCAATTCTTCTTTTCTCTGAGTAACAGCACTTTCAAGCTCAGCTATTTCCTTATTGATTTTTTCAACCTGCTTTCCATGCCTCTTTTTAGCCTTACCAGATTCATCCACCCAAGTAGCTCTTTTATTTCTGGCTTCATCCAACTTTGATTGAGCCTCTGCCAACTCCTTTTCGGCAAGGGCAACCCTTTGTGTAGTTTCATCTACTTGAGCATCCTCTATACTTGTCTTCAAGGACTGTCTCTTTCCTGCAGTTCTTGTAATCAAATCATCCAGATACTTTTCCTGATTAATGGAATTATCTAATTCTGCATGGGCTTCCTTCTGCTTTTTCTGCAACTCTGGAGTAAGCATGCCTTCAGCAGATTCTTTTGCCTCGGTAACTTCTTTATCTACTTTTTCTGCTTCTTCTCTAAGTTTTTTAGTCTTTTCCTTTTGTTCTGATAATTGCTTATTAAGTTCTGCTCTTTGATTATCGTAGACAGTGATTAGAGTCTGTGCATTTTTTCTTCCTCCTACAGAAGCTATAATAACATTAGGATCTGTAGGTTTTGTATCTGAAGATGGGTCATCAATTTCAGATTTCATCTTTTCATTTCTTTCCCTCCAATGACCATCAAGAGCTTGTTGAAGACTGAGCCTTGTCTTCACTTCTGGATCCATAGTAATGCCTTTGGATTTCTCCATCTTATCCAGTTCTTCATTTGCTTTGTTGAAAGCATCTGCAGCTTCCTGAAGTTTCTGTGCATTCTTAGCTATAGTATATAAAGCCTTTTGGGAATTGGCATCATTCTGCTCTATTCCTGGATTGGAGGAATAATATTCTGCAAGTAATTGTTTTATTTCCTCTTCACTGAAGGGATTCTTTCCTTCTTCAAGATTTAACTGGGAAGCCTTCTCTATTAATTTTTTATTTTTCTCTACTATAGTAGATAGGGAGGCAGGATCCTTGGAATTATTTGCAAGACTTTGTAAAGCATTTATTGCATGAAGTGCCTTAATAAATTGAATAGTTTTTGCATCTCCTGCATTTATTGCATTTTCTGAGGCTATATTAGAAGCTACCAGTCCCTCAATAGCCTTAAAGTCATTGTAGCCGTCCAAAATATTATTCACATAATCAGCATGATTTTGTAAATCCCTTTCTGCCTGCTTGTTTCCATAATAGGTGTTCAATACTCCGTTCTGAATAAAAAATCCTAACTTGTCTCCAAAGTTTTCCCATTTACCCAAGTCTCTGTATTTTACAGTACCGTCTTCATTTTTAAGAAGCTTTCCATCTGCATCTCTTTCAGCTCTTCTTAAATAATTATTTTTATAAAACTCCCTGCCCTCTTTTGTTGCCAGTTTTGCTATATTGGTAAAATGGGGAGCAAAGTTTACAAGACTTCCTAATGCTCCTACAGTAGCAGCATTGAGAGTGGTTTCCTGACCTGTAGAATTTTGCAGACCCTTTAAATAAGAGAATAGTCCATCTACAGGACCATAGGTATCTGCCAAGGCTTCTCCATTCTGAAAAGAATTCAGGTATCTATTGAAACTGTCCTCATTGATTCTTTCAGCAGCATCCACCTGCATATCATCAGTACCATTAGTCCAGGCACCTCCCCATGCCTGGGAAATTGCTGTCTTTCCTAATTGCTTCAATTTATCTCCTCTTGTAAGAAACTTACTTGCCTCTGTAGCTAATCTCAATCTACCATCCTTAGTAGTAATTTCCTTTAGCCCCTTGAGAGTTGATGAAAGTTTTTTTGTAACACCTGTAGGATTAGAGTACAGGAATTTTCTATGACCCATTGTATTAACCAGACCATATTTTATTGCTTCTGGTAAGAAGGTATTGAAAGCTGCATCTCCTGCTCCATTGATAGCTTTCTGCATAAGATCTCCATAATCCTTGGATGACTTTATTTCCTGTATCCTATTTTGCAGCAACTCTCCAAGAACAGCCTCCTGTGCCTTTGAGTGAAGCATTTTGTCAAGACGCTTTTCATCTACTATTTTTTTACCACCATCCTTCTGCAGCTGGGCTTTATACTCAGCCTTCATCTTAACTGCCCTTGCATTAATAAGTTTATCTACTTCTGCTTTATATTCCTTGTCAGTATTATACTTATCATAAATTTCATTTTTTCCTCTTGTTACTACTGCTTCTTCTGCATTTGCCAAGTTCTGTTGCAGAGTTTCCTGAAAAGCACCCCTATCATAAGCATAGGCAATACCCAAAGCTCCAGATACTCCTTGAATTCCTGCACCTACTTTGGTTTCTGAGGTAAGCAACTTTCCTGTAGTATCAAGAACTTTACCAAAACCTCTTGCAATCTTTCCTACTTTACTTGCAGTACTAAGGTTTTTTCCTACAGTTCCTATACCAAAAGGAATTAATTGAGAAGCCATGTCAGCTATACCGAAAGACATCATCTTGAATGCTTCATACCAAAGATCACTCTCTTCATTAGGGTCATACATTACTTTATATGGGCTGAAACCTATCTTCTCATATTGTTTCTGCTCATTGGCATCCAGGGTTCCAAATTGCTCTGCCCTTGTCCAATATTGTGGATTAAGGGTCATCCAATCTACACCAAAAGCTCCCTGTATATCACTACCATCTTGGTTTTTGCCCATATTATGAAGTGTAGTACGATCCACTTGTTTTCTAAATACAGAATGGATTTTTCCATTACCTTCTCTATAGAATAGATTTCCATCTCTGGTACTATATACATGGGTTTTGGTTCTGTCAACAATATTACCCATATCGTCTACCATCACAATAGGTTTTCCTTGAGGATCTGCCTTATCAGCAGAAGCTCTGTAAAGTTCTGCTATACCATTTATTTTGTCTGCGGTATAACTCATTGAAGATATTGCCACATCTTTGGCAAATAATGTGGTTTTCTTAATAGATCCCTGATGGTCTTTAATATATCTTTGAGCTTCATTATTCAGAGCTGTGGCTGCCATTGTTGGAGAAAGATAGGCTTCATATACTTTCTTTTTAGCAAGAGTCTGTCTCATATCATCTATTGTGAAATCTTGCATTTCACTTTCTCCTTTATAGGCTTCATAAGGACCAATACCTGCATTTGGCATACCATTCTTATCTCTATAGCTGCCTTTCTTTATCTCTTTATAAAAAGCACTCTTTACCTGATTGTCATCCAAATTAAGCAAGTCATAATAAGCTTTACTCACTGCATCACTTAATTTACTGGTAGTATTATCAACATCTTCATTATAGATACGGTTAAAGATTTTTTGATTCTTGTCTTTAGCCAATCTTTTACCTCCTTCTTCACCCCCCAACATTCGGATAGCATCAACTGTTTTATCTCCTGTTGGGCTGGCAGCTGTAGGAGCTACCATCACTGCTCCAAGAGGCATAAAAGCTCCTGCACCACTCTTTGATTGTATATCCTCTCTTCTGGTTACATCTTTAAGATGTCTTTGCCAGGTATCTTCAAATTCCTTAGGGGTAAGATAATCACTCTCCATAAGCTTTAATTTAGCATCTGGAGATAACTCTTGAAATTTTTCCCAATCTGCACCAAGTCCTTTATTATTGTTTCTAGTGCCATCTTTATTGAAAGGGTTTCCCCATTCCTGACCTACCTCATTAATTACATCTGTCCGAAATAATTCATTTCTATAATCATAGGCTTCTTGAGTTCCATTACTTAATTGATTAAATTTATCTAGACCAAATCTTTCTATAAATTTTTGATTATTATATAGTTTTTCTGCTGCAATTCCATAACGCATTGGATTGTCTCCATATTTAGAAAGTTTTTCTGCATTTCTATAAAGAAACGCTTCTCTTTCTTCTGCACTAAGATCTCCAAATCCTCTCAGTCCCCTTAACCCTTTTAATCCAGGTCTTCCTATTCCTACCATATTTTTCTACGTTTTTTTAATTTCTGCAAATTTATCTTTTTCTTTAAGCACACCTATTCTTTTTACTGGTGTCTTTACTTTATCTAAATTCCTTCTTTATCATTTCTAACTATATTTTATATGTTCATTATTTCCTTTTTTATGTCTTTTATTTCTTAAAAGATACTTACCAGTATAATATTAATTAGGATATCGTGTTATCAACTAAATAAAAACATAATAAAACTTCATATAGTTAAAAAATGAAATACACATCTAATCAAATCAATGCCATGTCTTTTTTGGAATGGACAGAAAGTATGGCTGATGAATTAAACAAGGCAGGATATATGGAGGAGGGTAAGGTGCCCTACTCTGTTTCTGAACCTAAGTACTTTCTCTTAGGATCTGTTACAAAAGCAGAAGAAATTGAACACTTAAAGAGCCTTGGGTTACTTAATAATGGTAGATGTCCTATGTGTGGAAGTAAAATTGTAGATTCACCAGGACGTTTTACAAGTGGCTATGATTATAACTACCACTTTCAAGTTTGTCAAAATTGTGTTAGACGCAGAAAAGGAATATCTGTAAATTCTGCAAGTAAGCAAGGTTGCATAATTGCCCTACTACTCTTTCCTTGGAATATACTAAAAAGTGTATTAAATTTTAATATCAATTACTAAGAACATGTTAATTATAATAATTATAATCTATATTATACTATCCTTTTTCTTTGGTCCTAATTGGGTGAAAACCATGTTTTTAGAAGCAGGTTGCTTAGGAAAAATATTATCTTCAGCCTGGGTAATTGCTTTAGTAATTGCATTGTTACGCTATATAGTATAAATACTCAAAAATAACAGACTATTGATTTCTATTCCAGTAAATTAAAGGAGATAAAAACTGTGCCAATCTTTTCATTAGACTGACACAGTTTTTATTTTTTAATGGACATCATTATCTCCGTTAACATTACTTTCTTTTTTATATGTTTCAGGATCTTCATTTGCTATTGTTCCTGCAACCCTTGTTAATGGCTCTCTATAGAAACCACCTCCACCATTACTCCAACTTGCATCGTCTGGTTCAAAGTAGTAATTGTAATTTTTGTAACCTTTTCCACCTTCACGTTTGGCTACTTCTACTACATCATTCAATAGTGCCTTAATATTTTGAGGATCATAATCTTTATCATAACCAGCGAACCACTGATACCATGACATTTTATCATTTATTGCTTTACTTAATTTCCCTTTAGTATCTAGCAATTGGAATTTTCCATGAGCATCCATTTCTCCAACATCAATTTCCTCACCATCATAATTTATAGAAGCTACATATTTGCCATTTTTAGCATTCACTTTTATTGGTATTGCATTACTTGAAACTTCATCTACATTTTTAGGTGGATTTCCATTTGAAGTATAAGTCGTTTTGTCATATCCTGCATATTTTTGACTTTCACTTCCTGAGCCTTTAGCACCTGTTCTTGCCATCGTTGCCATCAGTTTTGGATCTTTTGTAGGATCATAAGTTACAGTCTTAGTCTTATCATTATATGTCATACCATTTGAAGCAAGTTCTATATCCTGTGACCTTCTTGATAAATCTGCCTGTGTCTGTTCTGCAGCAGTCATCTTTCCAAGATCTCTCTGAGGACTATGACTTTCCTGATATACAGCACCATCTATCATTCCTCTAATAATACTCTTGGTTGCCTTTTCCAGACCATAACCAGTAAGATTCTTGTCTACTCCATACTGTGTTGCAATGTCTGCTGCTGCCCTTTGTAGCTCTGGAATAGTAGACATATCTTCATAGAATTTCTGAATAGTTTCTGGGCTATATCCCATCTTTTGGACATAATCCCTATAATAACCATTCAGAGTACTTCCTGCATCTCCTGCTGAAAATACTCTTGATGATGCTGCTTTTCCTGCCGCTGCTCCTGCTGCATATAGTTCCTTACCACTTACATTATATAAGTTAGGTGTATTGTCATCAAGAAAATCATCTATACTGAGGTTTTCAGTAGAATATATCCTTGATGCATCCTGTGCATTAAGGCTTTGTCTGAGTTTTCTCTCTTCTTTCAATCTTTCATCTGCCTGAAACAATCTTCCTATTTCTCCTTGGTATCTTCTCTTCATGGAAGTCAAGGCTCTTCTGTTACCCATGGTAAGACCATTGTGTGCCAAATCCTCTGCTCTTTGTCTTAAGTCATTGGCATAGCTTTCATATAAAGCTCTTGCCTTGCTTCCTTCTGGAAGGGTCTCACTGAGATACTTGAATTTATCTGACTTGTCTGACAAATCAGTATATGCTTCTTCTGTCTTTTCAAAAGCCTCCTTATATGCAGTAAATGGCACAAGCATCTCCTGCATTGAGAAGGGTTGAAAAGTAGAATCTATTACATAACTATAGTTTCCCATATCCTTATTTTTTAAGTATTACTTCTTTTTTCTGTTTATCTTTCCACCTTTTGCAGCAACTCTTTTCTTTCTAAGAAAGCCTTTACCAGAGTACTGCTTGTCACTCATTGTTCCAAACAGACCATCTGCTGCCATATCAGCTATCATATTATGCTGCGCATTCTCTCTGCCAATATCACTAAGTCCCTTGAAGTATGCCTGAACATTACCATAGATTCCCTGGTTCCATGCTGCATCTGCTGCAGCCTGCTGCTTGGCAATATCAAGTAATGCCTGTGCTTTGAACTGTCTGTTCCTACTAAGGATATCTGCATTTGCAGCTGAAGTCTTTGTAAAGGCATCTGCATTGAACATATTGGTAGCCCTATTGAAATCCGCTACCTTCTGTCTTTGAGCCTCATTATATTCCAAAGCCTTTGTTCTAAGGTCATTATCAGCTATCTGTGTATTCAGACCATTTGCAATAAGCCCTGCTGCCTTGCTTCCAACTGAAGCACTGTTATTCATCAAAGCTCTGTCTGTAGCCCTACTTGTAGCATCATTCATAATCTGCTGCTGCCATATATCCATTGGTCTGTATCTAAGATAATCACCAATAGGTTTATACTGAGCCAATACTGGAGCCATACTTGCTGTTGCTTCTGCATTATCAGTAAGAGAAGAGTCATACTTACCTACTCCTGCTGCTTGCATTGCAAGTCCTACAAGAGGTCCTGCAGCTCCTGCATACCTCATCCATGAAGGCTTATGCTTAGGCTCATATTCAGCTTCTTCTTCTTTCTCTTCTTTAACTGCATCTTCAGGTCTTTTATAATAGATGGCAGTATTGTCATTCTGCTTGTCTGCCCAACTGTATTTTCCCACATTCTTCCAATCTTTAGGAACATCACTTTCCAAAGTTTCTATTGTACCATCCTTGTTTATGATATAGTTTGTAGTGATGTTTCCCCTTTTATTCTCTTCTGGAGTGAAGTGGAAGATACCTCCCTTACCATCTGTTCTATATCTGTTGACAAGAGTATCTGCATCCTTCACAAGGCTCATATAGCCATCCTTATCCTCTGTCCATAGAGGTACAGTATCTCCATTTGGATTTGTGGCAGTTCCACGCATGTGTGTCTGCAAGAACTGAAGAGCCTTGTAATCATCTTCTGAAAACTTCTTGTCAGGGTCTTTAAACTCCAAGTCTCCATATCCATTACCCTCTCCTTTATACTTTACCTGAACACCCTTACTCCTGTTTATGGCATCAATAAGATACTGGGTATAATTCTTGTATGCAGGAGAATTTTCAAGGTCTTGGATAGTATTGTATTTACCTAAATCAAAGTCTTGGTCTACAACATAATTACCTGGAAGATTTCCCTGGCTCTTACTTTTGTCATACTCTGCAAGCTTTTCCTTGAAGCTGTCAAAGTTATACTTGGCTGTAGGAGCTACATAGTTTCCAAAATCATAACCTTTTGATATTGCAGATGCCAAAGCTTGATTCTGTTTACTCAAAGCCCTAATCAAGGCTTGATTATCCTTTATATTCTCCCAATCAACAGGGTCTGTAATTCCATTGTCCTTTGACCATTTTGCAAAGTCTGAATCTGTATATATATTAGGAAGAGCATTGTAGATATTCCTCTTTATTTTTGCAGCATTTGTTTCACCCCCATCATCAAATCTGTTTACCTTTCCTCCATAGGCATTCATCTGTTCCTGCATCTGAGGTTGCATTTGCTGCTGCATCTGGGCATTCATCATCTGTCCTTCATCTGGCTGTGACTGACCTTCTTCAATTACTGGCTGCTGCTCCATTTGTTGCTGCTCTGCCTGTTGAGCCTGCTGCTGGGCTTCCTGCTGATCCATTGCCAGTTGCTGCATAATTGCCTGCTGTTGCTCTGGTGGCAATGCCTCAAAGGCTGCTTGCATTTCCTTTGCCTGTATATCACCTTTCTGTCTTTCCTGCTCTTCTGCAAGTGCTTGCATCTGCTTTCTTAAAGCTGCCTGGCTGATAGGGTCATTAGGTCTTTCAAGACTTTCTTTCTGTAATTTCTTTGACAAATCTGCATAACTTATCTGTGATTTCTTTCCAAGATGGAACCTTTTCTTTGTCTGGTCATCTACATTTATTCTTTTGCTGAAGACATAATCATTGAAAATAGTTTCTCCTTCCTCTACAAGATTAGGCTGACCATTCTCCTTGCTTATTCCTACTTGAACTCCATCATAGGGATTATCCTCATGTGAACCTCCTGCATTAATCTCTGCAAGACCTGTAGTAAAGTCTGCACCATGGTTCTGAATGTCTCCTCCCAATGCAAAGATTGGAGGATTTGCAAGACTGCCAAATACATTATTTGGCATCTTGTCTTTCACCTTTGTTGCCTTGTCTTTAGAAAGTAGGTAATCTGACATGAAGTCATAGTCTATGGCTCCTGTATTCTGACTGCCCAATATTCCTCCAAAGGCTGCATAGTTACCTAACAAGTTATCCATCTGTGAACTTTCTATATTATTGATATTATTACCTATACTTCTGTTTGCCCATTGTGAAGCTTCCAATCTCTGGGCTTTAAGGTCTGCATTCATTCTCTTTGCCCAATCCTTCTTAAACACTCCTCCCCTATAGGCATTCTGCACCTTTGCTACTGCATTGGGACCCTGGATTTCATCTATTGAAGAGGCTGAAGAATTGAAACTGTTCAAATAGTTTGTACCTGAATTGGCAGCACTTAATTTTTTCTGATCTATCTTCTTTCCTACAAGAGCATTTACTCCTCCTCCAATTATACCTGAAGCTGCAGTAACAGCTGCTCCTAATAATGGGTTTACACTGCCTATAGCTCCTCCTAAAGTTGAACCTATACCACTTATAGCACTTCCAGCTCCAGAACTTAAACCATTGCTGAGAAGTGTGTTTCCTGCTGTACCTACTATTCCACCTATAGCAGGAGCTACTGCATTAAGAGATGCACTTGATATTATAGGATTTTTAGGGTTACTTTTTATATTACCCATCTCTTTATTACCTCTCTCTGTAGCCTGTTTAAGACCTCCTTGAAGCATACTGTCTGAAAGACTAGGTAAAGAGGAAGGAGATACTTGTGGTCCTGTAGTTCCAGCTAAAGCACCAGAATTTGTGTTGGACCTATAAGAGGAATCCTCCAAGTAAATACGTTGATTACCAAATATATCATTCCAGTTATCTTGGGTTATGGAATCTCTATTTAGATTGCTGTCAGTCAAGCCATCAAATATATTCTGATATTTCCTGTCTACACCTAAGGCAAATAATGGCTGATTCCATTTATTTGCTATATATAACTTATTTTTCTTTCCCATTTGAATATCATTTTAATGCAAAGATAACCTATTAATGGCAATCATTTTTTATCATTAGTCTACTCATAAAAACAGGTAAGAAAATCACTTAGACTCTCTTACCTGTATCTACATTATACAAAATATTTAGCTATCAAATCATGTATTTCCACCTTACTTAAAGAAGTATCTTCTGAAGCAGCCTCTTTCTTCAGTTTCAAGTATGCCCAAGGATTCCTTATTCTATCCAATACTCTGGGCTTGAACCTCTTGATACCAAGTTTGCTTTCTTCCTTTTCATTGACCTCTGCATTGTCTCTTGGAATATCACATCTCCACATTCTGAATTTCCTTGACAGGAAAGTCTCTCCATCTGTATGGCTATGATTGAATTTATCCAAAGCATTCCTATTGGTAAGCTTTAATATTCCATGCTGGTATTCATTCCATACTTCCAAGGAGTCAAAGGGAAGGTCTGGTATAAATCTGTCACTACTTTCTTCATAGGTACCTTCTCCTTCTACACAGGCTCTGAATTCCATATTGGTAAATATCTTGTCTGTCTGAGGGTCTTGGTTTCCTATCAGAGTAAGTGAATATGGTTTGTTCTTACCAAAGAACTTACAATATTTACCTGCATGATGCTGCCATATACTACAGTGTAAGGAATCCTGTGGGTCCTTGAGCAGCCATAATCCAATGTCATCAAGATTACAGAAGTAAGGTATTCTGCCGTAATCATAAAATGATGTGAAGCAACTGAACCTTTCTGAATAGGCTAATGCTATAGTATCATTTATGAATAGTACTTCCTGACTGAGTTTGTCGTAATATGCTACAAAGTCTTCAAAATTCTCTGGTGACCATTCATTCTTGGAAGATAATACATGTTGCTGTATCCATGAGTTCATTCCTCCTGTAATACTTAAGTTTGCTACTTGTCCATTAAACAGATATATTCCTTTGGTATTGTTGTCAATAAAGTATATTCCTGCTGGAGTAGCTGCCATTGACCATTTATTTGAACATCCTATGGTATCTGAATAGTACCTCTTTCCCTGCACTTTCTGGGAATTGGCTATTTCAATAGGCACTCCTTTTGTAGTGGAAATCTGGGTATTCTCATTATATAGAATCTGTGAAATACCATTGTCTTGGAAAGCAAGTAACTGGTCATTGAACTTTATAAGCTTATGCACTTCTCCCTTATCTCCGTCAAGCTCCAGGGTATTAGCCATGGTTATGTTTGTCCATAAATCCACATCTGCACCACTTTGCTTTGTCTTTGTCCAGGTAATGGTATTTGGAAACTCTGTACTTCTGTAGGTATCTTCATCCATAATCTTGTAGTTGAAGAAATTGTTCATTTGGGAATATACAGGATTATGCAGATTGAAGTTCTTTGGGGATGCATTGAGGTTACTGCTCTGTGCCCTGTTTCTATCATACCTGCCATCTATGTTTATATGGGTTTCACACATAAAGGATGCTATATCCACCACCTGATTCAGATCTTCTGGAGTAAAGGCATAGGTCTTAAGACATTCAAATCTCTGATAATAGGTATCTCCTTGGTTACTTTCAAGCACTATACCCTTTACATCAAGATTGACAGGATTGCTTATAGGTATCCATGTGTTTGCCTTAAGGGCATCTACAGATTGTCCTCCATATAGAACATTCACATTATAATCCTTCACTACTTCTATCATAGGAAGGGAAGACAAGTGTTCTGCATCCTTAAAGATATTGACATCATTCACACTCTTGTCAAGCATGGTTACCAAGTGAGGGGTGGATTTATACTTTATCTTTACAGGCTCTGAAGATTCACATAAAGAAGAAACCACATTACCCACATACTGTTTGTTACCTTGTGGTGGATACCATTCATAACCTCCTGTATCCAACTTCTGCAGCTGCCATACACCATTCTTTGAACTTTCATCTCCTGGCTTTGCCAAGCCCAATCTGAACATACAGTTACTGAGGAAGTCTGTATCTCTCTTTTCCCTCCAGGGACTGCCTGCAAAGTATTTATAGTTTGGCTTCAATGAGGTTACTGCCGTCTCTATATTTCCCATATAAAGATAGTTTTCTATCTTTTCAATGGCAAGCACATCACTGTTGAAGTATTTCACTCCTAAAGGAGTATATGTGGCAATATTTCCATTGTCATAGTACCTTGTAACATTTGACATGTGATAGTTACTTATCCTCTTCTTTAACAGTTTGGCACTACTATTATCTCTCTGCACATCATTATTCAGGGACCCATCAGGATGCCACATAAATACAGGAAAACTTACAGGCACTTTCATTTCCTTGAATTTACGATACTTTACATCTGTATCAGAACCTGTATCATCTACAAGGAAATCTTCATAATAGAGTCCTGACACCAAGGCTGCATTTCCTGAAGTCTTTATACTCTTATGTATGAATCCTGGGGCAGAGCCTATTGTAGGTGTGGAAGTCTGGATATCTATGTCTCCGTAGGTACAATTGAAAATTGCCTTGCCTATATTGCTTAACTTGGTATTTTCCCAATCCATGGAATAGAAGTCATCACTGAAAATAAGCTCTGGGGAATGAAGGGTAAACATACTATGGTCTATAGCAAAGTAACCCTCATTAAGGTCTACACCTATTTCTGCAGATCTGAGACCTGGAGAGAAGAAGTCCTTTCCATTTATGTTGAAATAATTCAAGTCAGTAATGTTCCTTACTCCTCCTTCTGCTGTCACATATCCTCCACCATCTGCGGTTGTAGTATTTGTATGCATGGTATTTGGACACCAGGGTCTGAATAACCATGAGGATTGTCCATATAAAGTACCTAATGAATTCTTGTTTACCTCAAGCTTTATATTACCATCTTCATCCAAAACTCCTGCTTTAGTCTCAAATCTTTTTGTTTCCTGATATAAGCAGGAGTTGGCAACACCCTGGCATATAATTGTCCTGTCTGATTCTGAAGGCTGTGCCATAAGAAGCCTTGCCCTTTTATATCCTTCATGGATAAGGGTATCAAGGTTTCCATTATTTTCAGCATTGTTCTTTGTATTGAGCAATTTGACTTGTATCTGTGGAAGAGTAACTATACCTGTAGCTTCATCTATACAGGGAACTGTATTGGGAATAGGATGAATTCCTCCTGAATCTTCTGAGGAAGTTTTTATTTGCTGTACCTTATAATCCTTTAACCATAATGGCTCTGACCATTTACCTGTTTTATATTGGAACTGTATTCCTATTCTATAATATTCTCTTGTTTTGAAACCACTATAGTCTATTGTATTAACATAAGCCAAATCTCCTATAGATACTATTTTCCCTTGGAAAGATCTTGCCACTGTATTTATCAATACACTCTTTGTCTTTCCTTCTTCTTCTGACAACTCATTCTTATTTTCAACAACAGCATTTGGTGTCAAGGATTTCCTTATTTCTGCAGGAAGAGCACTTCGTTCAGTTCTTATTCCTCCAAAAAACAGAGTATCATCTTTCTGTTCCAAGGTATTCACCTTTATTTCCTCTCCTCCTTTATAGAGAAGTTCTGTAGGGTCTACAGTGTTTCCAGACAATCCTGTATCAACATAGGTAATAGTATCTCCTGTAATCTGAATATCCTGCACCCTCTTTACATAAGGCATGGCATTTACAGAGGTTCTTAATATGGAATATACCCTCAGATAATCAAAGTTCTTGTCTATATTTGACAGGGTTATCTTGAAAGAATTTGCCACCTTTTCTTCTGGATTTCCCCCTCTATCCTTGAAGGAAATACACTGCAATGGGGTTACATAGAATATGCTGCTCTCCTGACCATACTTATTATAATAAGTAAAGGCATATTGTATAACTCCTGAAGGAAATTCTCCAGAACCGATTATCTTTGTAACATTGACTTCTTCCTTAAGGGAAAGAGTCCTTACAAAATCAAAACTTCCTTCATTATAGTTTTTGGTTTTACTGTCCATGTAAGGAGCCACATTAATCATTCTTGGCTGATGATTCCTATCTATCCAATATACTTTTTGAATACTTTCTGACTCATAGGACACCAGGGTTTCTATAGGGCTGTCTGTACTAAAACCTAATTTCTGTGAAACCAACTGTTTGCCATACATATATGCCTTTCTTTCAGAGTCCTTCTGTACTTCAAGGACATATATATAACAGTCATCATGATCTACAGTAAAGAGAACCAATCTATGATTCAATACTGCTGTTCCTACAGGACTGCCATTAATATAGTTCTGATAAGAATAACCTTCTCTTTTCCTCTCTTCCTCTGTCTTCCAAGGGGTAGGATCTATTTTAAGCTTAAGCTTTTCCGTACCTCTCTCATTTACCCATGACATTGTTGTATTACTTTCATTGGTTGAAAGTCTTACATTGATATTTTCAAAGGCAAACTCTGGATTGAAGGCTGATACAGACATATCTCTGTTCATGCCTTTGGTTTTCCAACCTATTAACTTCTGTGCCATATCAGTGTCTCCTTAAATATTCCCTGTCTTCCAAGTTTTTAAAGCCATTGTCAAAATGTGTAACTGGCTTTATCATGGTAGTCATCATTCTTGTTATTCCTTCCATTCCTGACATTGAAGGCATTGTCATTTCTGATTGCAGAAGATGACTTGCCATAGCATAGTCTGTCTGGGCATTTCCCAATATTCCTGCCGTCAGTTTGCCTGTATCAAACTTTACAGTGAACACCTTTACCTTTATATATGCTTCCAAAGCATTGAGATAGGTTTCATTGTCTAACAGCAATGGAAATCCATCCTCATCTACAGATATGGCTCTATAGGATATTTCCACTTCTCCTTCAGGAAATGAGGTAAATATTATTCTGCCTTGTGTCTTGAAGGAGGGTTCTTCCCTATATTGTTTTGCAGGAGGAATATAAAGGTCTTTATGGGGTTTCATATTGTTCAATAAATCTTCTTTATACTCCCATTCCTTTGGCTTTTCCCTTAGTCCTGGAGTAAAGGTATCTGACATAGATCTCATGCAAATGCCAGTACTCATATCCCGCACTTGTATAATTGCTATCAAATCACAAGGAAGCAATCCTCTGAAATCCTTTATCTTCACTGTATCAATCTTATCCTGATATAATGCAGGATAACCATGCAAAGAAATAAACCTTATGGTATGTCTTACTACTTGTTCTAAGGTTACATCCCTTAAAAGAGGGTGCTCTGTAATATCATCAAGCACTCTTCTGATATTTGTATATTGATTTTCAGTTACCATAGTGTATCTATTTTTCCCTTGTTTATATTTTCTTTTAATGCTATCTTGATAAATCTATTCAGCTGGAATTCATAAAAGCATTGGTTTTCATAATTGGCATTGTACTTATTGTACTTTATGTGATATATATACTTTTCTTCATTCCTTAAAAGAGTCTTGTCTTTCTTGGCTTCTTCATCCTTGAACCACAATCTGAGGGTTTCATCCCAATTTATTGGATAAGTATTTTTCAACTTACCATCAATAAGACTCACACCCCTTTCTATCTTTCTCAGTTCAAGCTTTCCCATTCTGCTTGGGAAATGTATTTCCCTACCATTTGCAAGTTCTTCTGCCATAATATTATTGACTCCTCTTATGATACTGTAGAATTCATGCTCCTTTACAGGTCTTCCTATATCCATCCATTTATTCTTACGTATGGCTTTATAGGCATCATATACTCCCCATGAATTTGTTATCTTTGCCTTTCTGGGGCAATCTGTCTTGGCTACTTTGGTCTTGAAGTCCTTATATTCCATCATACCTCCATTTGTTTCTGAAGACCACTCTTCATCTCTCGTCTTATAAAGCTTGCCAAATCAGACAAATCATCATTGGCATTATTCTCTGTGTCAGAAGGCTGATACTTGGCACCAACCAGTTCCTTGACTACAAGTTCCATAAGGGAAGGTACCAGGTATTCCCTTATAGGAAATATAGCATCCATTACATCACAGGCTTGGGAGTCTCCTTCAGCATCACACAGATAATTGGTAACTTCATCAAAATCCTCAAATACTGCACTCATTCTGAGTTTCTTCAAATACAGAAACTGGGGATTACTGCTATTAAGATATAGATGAAGGTCTGGTCCCAATGAAACATATATGATGTTCTGAAGAAACTTGTTTGTTCCTACATACCTCATTCTATCTCTTGGGATATAGCTGATGTTTATTCCCTGGTAGAAATCTATAGGATATACCCTTGGTTGGTTATCTTCAAGTATCTTGGGTATTTTCTGAGTAGTTCTCAGATAATATCCTCCTGTGCAGGGTTCTCCATCTATTGCAGGAACCTTCTCTAAATCAAGGCATATCTGCTGATATTCAAACTCTGAAGCAATATCTGTAGTTGCCTTTTGTTTTTCCTGCTCTTTCTTGATAAGGAAACTTCTGTATTTCTTCAACAGAAAGATAACATGATCCTCTGTGAAAAATGCATCATCGGAAGTAGCTGCCTTGGCTAAATCCAATACCATATAAACTATTTCTCTAACTGACATTGTAATATGTATTTATGGCTCAAAGATACTATTTTGCATAATACCAATGAGCCATATTAAAGAAACTATTTACTGACTTAAGTAAACCTCTTACTCATCATTAGTAACAATCATCACATCTGATTGCACATCATCTGCATTCTCAAAATCATGCATGACTTTTACTACATCTGTATCTTCAAGAGTCTTGACTCTTTGAGCCATCTCTGTCATTTCTCCTAAATGTAATTTTCCCATTTTCAAATAATCTGGATAAGGTATTAAACAACTGGTCCCATAAAGACAGTCCAAGGCTCTCTCTATAAGACAATAATCTTCTCTTGTAAGTATTCCCCTATAGTCCTGGAACACAAAGTCTTTGAAGAAGCTCAATACAAGCAACTTGATGCTGTGTGTCTTTGACATATAACCATGTATCTCCAAGGCATGAAAATACTTTGATAAAGCTTCATATACTATTTCATCCATTGCAGCCACAACCTTTAATTATTCCTTTATGTCCTAAAGCATCTACTATTCCAAACAACATATTGAAAAACTTTATGGCTGGAATATAATGCTCTGTCTCTATAGATGCCTTGAAAGCATTCCAAAGAAGAATGAAATCCATAAAACCTACAGGAACCTTACACTCATCCAAGAGATCTTTTGTATAGTTCATCACTCTTTGATAGAGTATATTTTCATCAAAGGTAACACCAAGGGTAGTTTCTTCATCAAGAGTACATGGAATGCACTCTCCTGGAGCACCTTCCCACTTGCATTTGACATACACAAAGAATAAGGTTCTACTCATATCCCCCTGCTTGAAGGGCATTGCTTTTGGGTCTTTCTCCCAAGTCTTTGTAAAGTCATTTGCTGTCAACACAAGATTAACTTCCTTCTCATTTCCGTCTATCTTCTTGGTATATATATATTCTGATGTCGGAGTTCCTGGTGCTGTTTCCAAGACTTTATCTGATGTCATGATGGTAATGGAATCAATGTAGGCATTATTAAAATAATCTGCCTTGTTGACATGAACATTTATATACATTCTTCTACCATCATCTGATATTCTCAACTGATCAAAGATAACCATATATCATATTTTTATCTGTGAAACAAAAAAGAGGGAAAAGGGATATACTCCCCCATCCCTCTTGATTATTAAAAACTAAAAGATACTTACACTTCTTCCTCTGCAGTGTGTACTGTTGCAGTTTCCTCCTTAGAGAGAGTTGCTACAGTAAGACCTGTTGCTGTGTTGAAGGCACCAATAATCTGGTTAATAAGAGTGTAATCCTCAGTCTCAGCAGATGCTGGAACTGCAATAGTAAGGTCTTTCTCTGTCTTATAGCTATTTACACCAGTATCTGAGAATGAGTAATGAATCTCAAAGACATCATAGTTCTTGGTAGGATCTACCAATCCCTTTGTCTCAATGTCATTAGGGAAGCCTATCTTTCTATACTGGTCTCCACGCTCACCCAAAAGGAAATACTCAAGGTCTGCAATGTTCTTACCATTACCTACCTTATTATTTTCAGAGAGCTGAACATCTGCCTTTCCCCAAGTAAGGTCATTTACACCATCATAGACAGTGGTTGGAACTACATCAAAATATACTCTCTCCAAAGACTCTGTTCCAAGATTCCATGGCTGCTCCTTTTCCTCAATTACAAGACCTGCAGCACTTGAACTGAAAGTGAGATAAGGATTGCTCTCCTTATTAGCACCTACCTCACGTGAGAAACAAAGGTTAAGGGATTCTTCCATCGCTTTATAGAAAGCCTCTGGCTGCATATTCTTTGTAGCACGCACAGCTGCATCCTTAAAGTACTGGTCCTGATCACTCATACCATAGAACTGACGGAGATTGATGCGGAGAATATAATCCTGTCCTGCAATAGGATTACCTCCATTAACATCCTTTTTCAGAGTTACTACTACCTTCTTCATGTGAATCTCCATATCCTTTGCCTTGATTGCCTTGGCATAGACAATGGACTTTACAGGAATGTAATCACTTTTAAGGACTGTATCATAGCCCTTTACCTGGAAGTAAATTTCCTTCTGGAATGTATTACTGGTAGTACCAATCCGAAGGTCTCCCTTATTAAGAAGCTGCTTGTTTTCCGTTACAAGAGCATTTGCAACATACAGGTGTCTTACCTGATTCAATGAACTTACCATATTTCAATATGAATTAAATTAAACTTTACCTGTCTTAAACAGGCTTAATTATCACTTTTTTCTCTGCTTATATTATATCCTTTGCTTTGTAAAGCCCTGCCTACAGCTATTTCCAATATCTTCTGATGCAGGGCTTCATGCAATTCACATTTGCTTTCTTTACCCTTACCCTCTATTGTGAGACTATCTGGAAGGTCTATGAGAATTATCGGAGAAGCTTTTCTTATATATCTTACAAAGTAGTCAGTGACTTGGTACTTGCATATTATCTCTATATTCCCTTCTGACAAATCAAGTCTTAAAGCCCTTCTATCATTTGCTCCCCTAAATGGATTATCCTTTATATTCTGATATTCATCCTGTCTCACAGGAACCACTTTCATGGTATTCTTACCTTTGCATTTCTCATTCCCTATAGTCACTGATTCATAGGTAATGAACCACAAGTCTTCAGGAAGAGTGAAGAACTTGGAATTACTGTCAGCACCAAGAATAATGCCATTAGTATTTTCAATAGGCAGCTTTCTTGCTTCCTTTATGAGATTGGACAAATATCTCCTCAGTTCCTCTGTACCCTCAAAAGCTGCTCCAAATGGGGTTCTTCCTGCATAAAGATTCACTACCAGTTCTTCCTGGGCTTTAGTCAAGAACAATGATTTCTCATATTCATCAAGTGTTATAAACTGCCTTGATGATGGTTCTCCATAAATAGCAGGAGTACTATGGCTGTTCAACATGATGTCAAAAGCATCACTGAATTCTGAATTATTCATAGCTCTTCTTTATTTACTCTGTTCTCTGACCCATCTGACTTACTACCTGCAGATTATCCTGACCTGTAGATGTCCATGCAGCCTTTGCCAATTCTACTGCTCTTTGCACAATCTCTTCATGCAATATAGGATCTAACTCACATTCACTTGCATGACCTACACCCTCAATAGTAAGTCCATCAAGATCTGACACTATGATTGGATTGGGTCTTCTTATATATCTGATTGTGTATTTTGTAAGAACATCTGAAGGTCCTACTATTATGTCTGCCTTATTGGAAACATCACTGTTGATGAGTCTCCATGCCTGATATTTGAGAGGTCTTTTAAAGGGTTTGCTCATCAGCCTTGTGTATTCATCAAACTTCAATGGAATTACCTGCAAGGTAACTGATTTACTGTTTCTCTTTACTGTAACCACTTCATTGATAGCCATCATCATCTTTGAAGGAAGAATAATGCTCTTTGTATTTTCCCTCACATCAAAAAGAGGAGCACCAAATCCTGATACATCCAAGCCTTCATTTCTGACATAAAGAGTATTACCATCTGCATCTTTAAGTTCATTTCCATTAACATCATAGGCTTTTGAATAGCTATAGGATGATATTGGCAGTAAATGCAAGCTTGTAGACTTTTTATACAGGGTCTTACCATCTGCATCTGTCTGATTATTTACAGGTGTATAGGTATAAGCAGTTGAACTTGTGGTAGCTGTAGTAGTAAGCATGGAAAAATCCACTTGCCTTTTTGGACTATCATCAAAGCCTTCCTGAGTGTTGTTGCCCTTACTTTTAGGATTAAAGTGATTCTTCAAGATTTCATCCTGTCCTTTTGTAAGAAACACACTCTTTTCATAGGCATTAAGTCCTGGTGCCTGGTTTGATCCTATATTGTTATATAGGGTTTCAAACATATTATCCATTTCTTCTACTGACATACTTATATGATTTTAATTGCTGTAGGGAGGGCTTTCAACTCCTCCCTTAATTACAGCAATGGGGTTAATCTTCTTTTAACTGTGCTTCAAGCTGGAACTTGAGTTCCTGATGCTTGATGCTGCTAATAAACTTTGCAGCATTGTTCAGAGTACTGTCTTCTCCCATTTCACAGAGTGGGGAACCATCTTTTCTAAGATAGTAGGTATTGTTCTTCATGCCTATAAGTCCTGCCTCTACTGCCCTCTTTACAAGAACCTTGGCTGGCAGATATTCATCTGTAATGACCTTATAGAACTTACGTGGATCTGCCTGGATATAGTCATTGACCTTATTCTGTAGATAATCCAGTTTCACATTTGAACTTACAGGTCTCTTCTCAAGCTGCTCTATTATTATTCTAAGGGTATCCCTGTCTTTCTTGACTGCACCATATTCTGTATAGCATTCCATTGTAATGTCCATTCTACTGAGATTCTTCTGTACTTCATCTCCTTCAGAAATAAGGACAAACTGATAGGTTGCCTTTGGTCTGTTTTCAAGTTCCTCTATAGATGGAGCAATCTGATCCTTATTGGCAAGTAATATCTTATACTGGATATACTGCTCTGGAATACTTAAATCCAAATAGTTGTCCTGCTTATGCAGAGTTACCCTGCCAATACCACTAGGGTTACTGTCATCCCAGAAATTGTTTTCTTTCTTATAGATACTGAGAGCATTCATTTCCAATCCCATAGCTCTTTCAAGATATCTTTTCTCAGCATCTGTAAGAACATTCTTGAGCATACCTGTTTTGCTGAGTCTTGGCACCACAAAACTTCTGGTTGCACTCTCTGCCATTCCTCCTGACAAAATATGTCCCTTCCTCTGAACCATTGCTGTAGGACTTGGTATAAATCTTACTATAACCTTCTCATTTCTAAGACAATTAACCAAACCTTCAGTATTGCCTGAAGTAAAAGAAGAGGAGGATCTTTCATCTACAGTCTCCTTTTTAGGTAGAGGAATCTCCTGTTTTGTTTCCTCATTTATACTATCCAAATCAAGCTCTGGAAACATTGCTTCATTGGCATCTACTACAGTCTCTGTCTTCTCTATTCTTCCCATTTTTAACTTCTCCGTTTTATTATTATACTTCTATAGTTTAAAAGAAAGCAGGAGGAAATTTGATTTTTCCTCACTGCTTCTATCATGTTATTTTACTGCAAAATTGCAGGAATCAAACTCATGGTTCTTGTAGGATCAAGCACACAACAACCAGTAGTGGTCATCTTGTGGATTGTAGCTGAATCCTCATCATGTGATGCATTAGGATTACCCATCTGACCTGTAAATGGATTACGAAGACCCCACTCATAAGAAGTGAAATCACCCTCCTGACCCTTGACAGCACACTTGAAGATATTTGGCTGATCCATAGTACCAATATCAAAGATGTCATAGCGGTAAGAGAATGCAGGACCTCCATTTGGATGCTGAATCTTATTTCTTACAGGATCATCATAATATGGGTCTACATCTACCTTCACTGTAACACCATTAGGAGCCTTGAACTCAACAAACTGGAAGCCTGCTGAAAGTGCATTGCTATGAAGAGGAGACTGGGTTTTGCTTACCATACCTACTGCATCTCCATTAATCTGGAAGGCTGTCCATCCACTTACTGTATCAAGTACTGCCTTATGGAACTGAATGGCACCACGCTCACCTGTTTTAAGTACAAAAGTACGCTCCTCCATACCAAGCTTTGCTGCTGACAACCCATAGAGAGCATCCTCAATAAGCTTGAGTGAGAATGTATTGTAAGGCATGGTATTTGATACCTCCATCTGTTCATAAAGACCTGCACCCATACGGATTACCTCACCACTCTTACCAATGTTAAGATACTCACCATTGATGTTTCTATTGGAGCGTCCAAATGCAAGTACATTATTCTTGTACTCATTCCACTGCTGCTCAAGCTGCCACTGAACCTCATGCATCCACCTGTTGGTAGTTTCATGAACATAGCGACCATTTGTCTCTTTTACTATAGGAATTCCAAAGGCTACTTTCTTATCAAGCATTTTACCTGAAACCTTGTGATGAATCCTGATAGTAGTGAACTCATTACGCATAGCCACAGGACTTGAAAAACGAATATCACCAGCTTTACGTGAGAACTCCCTCTCAACAGGAGCATACTCTACAGAGAATCTCTTGCCTGCTGTAAGCTCCTCTACAGGAATACCAGAGATGATACCACCCATAAGCTCACACTTATAGACAGTGTTAGTACCTTCATTTCTGCCATCTGCAAGCACTCTGATAGGATATACCTCATTACGCTCACCTACAATAACTTCCTGATCTGCAAACCAATCTTCAGCAAATACCAAGTAAAAAGGTTCACCATTAACACCTACATTGTCTCCATGACGCTTAGTATCCAGAACATCAACACCATCTGCATCTCTTGCACCTACAAGAGGAATGTTTCTCAAAGCACTGCCAATGATATCCCATGTATATTCCTCATCAGAATCAAAAGATTTAACAGGGAACTGTGAGAGGAAAGTATCAAGAGTCTTACCTCTGTACCAAGCAAGAAGCTTCACCATTAAGTTTGTAGCCTTCTGAGGCTGCATCTGGAAGATTCCACCAAGATGATTCTCTTTGGAAGTACCCATCCAATGCGTAAAGGTCTGCTTCTGAAATTTACCTAATTTTCCAGCCATTTCTATAAGAATTAAACATTTAAACTAATCATTTTATATTGAAGCCTTACAGATCAAGTTGGAATCCACCACTTATAAAGGAGTTTGGATCTTCTTTCTGGTTAGTTACCATTTTAAGACTACCATCATTGTATCTCCTTGTATTGTTGAGAGTCTGCTCTAGATCTCTAAGACCTTTTTTCATTTCTTTTTTTACCTTGCCTTTGACAAAAGCATCAAAGTCCTTGAAGCCATTTGTCAGAGTATAGATGAGACCTGTATATTTCATAAAATCAGCTTTATTTTCTGCCTGGTATTTTTGCATGGCAGTAAGATAATTTCCTGTATCAGGATCTCTATAGACAGGTTTGGAAATAGCATCAAAAGCTTTCTTACGAATATCTTTACTGATTTCAATATCTCCCATCAACTGCTTGTCATTAAGCATGGATGCCTGGAGCTGTTGTGCCTGCTTGGCTCTGTCAGCTTTATCCTCTTCAAATTTCTGTTGAGCCTCTTGGAGTAACCTGTTGTATTCTCCTGTAAAGAATTCTTTGTTACTCATCAGAGCTTCCTTTGCATCCTCTACATCTGTACCTGCCTCTATAGCTCTGTCTGTGAGTTTCTTTGCTTTCTCAGGAGTCATTCCCTTATTGAGAAAATCCTGATAGATAAGCGTACTTCTTGTCTGCTCTCCTTTTTCACTCTCTTCAGCAAGAACAGCATCTGTAATAGAGTTAATGTAAGTAAGAGTATCTTCATACTTCTTAATGTCTGTAGGCTCTACACCACTCTCCAAAGCTTTTGAAATCCTCTGCTGTTTCTCATCAAGCCTGGCATTGATTTCTGATTCAATCAGATTACTGAATGTTTCAGCATCCACTGCCTTTTTCACTGTCTCTTCATCAAGGTTTGGGAAGATACCATCCACCGCCAAGGCATTGGCAATGGAAGAGTAGAAGTTATCTGGAGAAGTGCCGTCTTGATCATTATCATGGACAGTATCTTCCTTTTTACCTTCTTTATTCTTGCCACTACCTACGCTCTCTGGAATATCATCCTCAAACAAAGTCTCAGGATTTATTACCTCAGTAGTCTTTTCTTTCTTTTTACCTTTACCATCAGTAGGAGAATCATCTATGTCCTCTTCTTCCTGCTGAATATTGTCTTCCTGTGTTTCTGTATCATTAGGGTCAGTGAAGAGAGTTTCAATCTCCTGCTCTCCTAAGATATTGTCAAAACTTAATCCTTCCATATTACTTCTCTTTTTAGGTTCTACATTCTTTCTTATGCAAAGATATCTAAATGTCAAACATTAAGAATGTTACTTATTTTAGTACTAAGACATAATAAAAAAGGCACTTAAACAAGTGCCTTCTAATGAATCCCTAAAAACTTTTTACTTACTTTACCACAGCTGTCTGTCTTTATTTTTTCCTGGATAGTTCCTTTCCCAATAATCATCTTTTTCCATGCCAGAACTTGTTTCTTCATTTTGTCTAAGATTGCCCTGATAAAGTACCATCTTCTCTTCCCTATATAGAATAAGCTGCACAAGACACATTACTCTATCAAAGTTTCCATTAGGATTCCATAGGGCAAGTTCCTTAAGAAGTGCTCTGTTCTTTATTCTATAAAGATTTGGAATAGTGACTTCAGAATGATTTCCTTCAGCATCAGTCTCAATGACAACAACAGGTTTTCTCAACCAGGTCTGTATCATTTTGAAAGCCCCATTTATAATAGGAGTGGAGGCTCTGATACCTACTGCCTTGTTTCCATAACCTATACTGCTTATCATATTCCTCTGCACAAGATATTCTGGAGTTTCTGCCAACAGATAACTGGCATTATGAGAACTGAAATAAGAAAACATACCCATAATATTCTGCTCATACATACATCTGCAATTATAGAACAGACAAAGCTTTCTGCCTATTTCATAAAACTCTTCTGCAAATGTAGGTCTTCCTGTATATTCTGCAACTATCATATCAGTCCATAAGTCCATTACAAGATAAGAACCCAATGACATAGTGTTGGAACAGTCTGCATCAAAGGGGTCTGAAGAACATATATATCTTCCATTGAAGACTTTGCCCTCACTGTCCTTCTTAGGCATTTCAAAGATTTCCAATGCTCCTATTACCTTATTGTCCTTGGTAGGAAAATCCCTTATAGGAATAGCAACAGTGGGATTGAACTTTACTTCTCCTGTCTTGTTATCCTGCACAAGTTCTCCTACATAAGTGTCATCATACTCATTTGGATTACTGTCTATCTGATTTATTCTTTCATTAAGTTCTGTCACAGGGAAAACATTGCCATGACTCCTTATCATTGCTTCCTGTGGAACAATAGGATATTGGGAAATACGTTGGGTAATAGTATTTACATCTGTAGAGCCATACTTTACTTTGTACCTGTCATAAAGAATTGCAAGCAGGGCTTTGGTTACATCAGAGTTACCATCTTTGTCAATGCAGTCATTGGAATAATTCAGATAGGCTCCATAAAAGAAACAGCATTGTTTTCTTCCTTGACCTTCCTTGTCAAACACATTTTCCAGAGGTTCCTGATTATAACCAGTAGGAGAGTAGAACATCTCTGCAAAAGCAGTGAAATCACTCTGGTCATCTCCTGCAGTACCATAACAGAATATCTCACCAAAGACATCATTTCCCTGCTCTACTGAAGGTCTGATCATATTATAGGTGCTAAGAAGATTCTTGAAAATACCTGCCTCCTCAATAAGATACAACACTCCACGGGAACCATTCAGTTTATCCTGATTTACACCTGATATAATACCTGACACTGAATTTTTGCTGCCATATTCAACTTCACTCCCCAGTTTCTTGAAACCCATTTTCCATTCCATCTCCTGGTCTGAAGATTTTAATCTGTGAGAAGCAAATTGTGTATATTTGGCACAATGGTCCAGATTGTCCTTGAAGACCTTAAGAATCATATTGGTATCCATAAGTTTGGTTCTGTCTACAGCAGTCACCATACATTGTACCTCTTCTTTATTCTCTTCAGACTCTCCTATTATGCATCTTTTTGCAAGAAGTCCTGCACCAAATGAGGTTTTTCCCTTACCTCTACTTGCTAATGCTGAAACATGATGACCATGCATTCTTCCCTGTAGTATATAATGGGACATCAGAAACTGTCCATCCCAAAAGTTTGGATGAAACACATTTCTCATTGATACTCCTTTGTCATTCTTTCTTACAAGATGCATAGGGCAGAAATTAAGCATCCAATAGTAATCTCCTGTAACCCACATGCCTGTCTTTGGATTACAATAACCATTCCACCCTCTTTCCCTCTCTCCATACAGCCATCTGCCAAATTCACTGTTTGGATTGGCATTTGGTCTTAGAAGAGAATATTTATTCTTGTTTCTCTCAAAGGCTAATGCTGAAGGTCTGAAATAATCACTCCCTTCAAGAATTGGTGGATGGGTTATATCTATAATTGCTCTTCCTTCTTCATCTCTTGGCAACTCTGAGACCAATGGTCTGTCTGGAGATACCATCCATTTTATAAAGGGAACATTATTCAGAAAATCCCAAAACTGATCCTGTACTTCTTGAGGATACTTTTCCAAGTGTAATTCCTCAAGAGGTGTCTGACACCTATTGAACTTTACATTCTCCATATTTATATTTTCTTCTACTTATATGCAAAATTATATCATGTAGAAGCGAAAGATAATAATCTAAATTCTTTACTTAGAGAATATAAAAAAATAGCCCAAGTCAAGAAGACCTGGACTATTCCCATACAAAACTTCTACTCTACATCAACAATACTTTCTTTTTTGCAGGAAGAATAAGGGCATCATCCTTTTCTTCCCCTTTAAATACATATCTTACACTATTATCTGAAATATAAAGATAGTCCTTAGTTTCTCCTTTTTCATCCTCCATTGTCTCAAAAGGGAATCTATAAGAAAGTACTGGATTATTATCCAAATCATTCTGCACAGAATTCTTATTGTACTTCTTTACTGCAAAATGGTCTGGAATAATCATTACCTGGTCTCCAACCTTGATATCCCTTACTGTAGACCCAATAGCCACTACTGTCTGCCAAAGCTTCAGGTCTCCCTTTTTAGCAACTATAATACCACTCTCTACTACATCTTTTTCAAATCTATCTGCTGTCAAAAGCAAATGATTGAACATAGGTTTAATCTTCTTTATGTGTAACATATTTATCCTGTTTAAATTGAATTTTATATTCTTGCATTTTCTTCATTCTCTTATATCTGTCCAGTGTGACATATAACTTTCCTATAGATGGAATATTAACATTGGGCTGTAATCTACCAAACTCTTCATCATCCAAATCTACCTTCAAAGGCAAGGAAGTAATATGCTCCCTGATTACCTTCCAATAAGCTCTATATACCTTATTGACAGTTTCTTTGGGTATAGAAAGCTTTTCAGCCACTTCAGATATAATTTCATTATAGTTCATTTCTTTGCATCATCCTTAAATAGCACTAATAACTGAAAGCAACCATTGTCATCCTTTCTAAGATTAGGAATCAGACGTGAATTAATTTTATCCTTCACTATTATTCTGTTCTTTCTAAGGTTGCTCATCACCACATAGAAATGCTGCTGGGTTATACCACATTCTTCAATGACTTTGGTCTTGGTAGTCTCACTCATCAGCATAGTATCAAGAATGGTAGGATCACTGATACTCTTTGACAATTCCCATCTTTGTTTAAGAAAAGAAGCTATCACATCAATCTCTTTATTGGTAAGATGAATGAAGGGTCTTAGAAAGACACACCACCACTTGAAGAAATCAATCTTTGAAGAAGTAGGCACAGTAACCACATTATTTGGTTTAGGAAGCCTGGACCTTTCTTCTGATTTTGTTGTCCGTACAGAATTTTCCATATCAATCACTGTTTTTAGAGGTTTCCGTACTTCTGGTTACTGTCAAAGCTTCTTCAATCTCCTTTGCACAAGCAGTGATGAATTCCTTTGAAAACATTTTATTTGAAATTCCTTCTTCAATACTTATGACCTTAAATAGATATTCAAGACGTTTGTTTAAAAGAAACTGTTCCAATTCATTGTTTCTCTTTACAAGTCTCTGATTCTGCTGAAACAACTGATTGCAAGCATCATTAAGCTGTTCATAGGAAAGCTTCTGGTGTTCATCCTTTTTAGCTGTGTGCTTAAGCTCAACTGTTTTTATTTCGTTTTTCTCTTCCATACCTTTTATTTTTATCCTTGTTTATTAATTCCATTCTAAGATCATCTAGCCTATTGTCCTGATATAGCTTGGAAAACAGCAGTATTATTGAGTCAGCCTTTTCAAGCCAATTAGGGAATGTGGGATATAGAGTTCTACATAGACTTCTCCAATAAGGATCTTCCATTACTTTTGCTTTAAGTTGGTCATTGGTCAGAAGGAATATGGGAGATTTATGCAGGTCTCCTTTTTCTTCCATAAACTTATGACCATATCTCTTTGCATACATCTTTTCCCATTCTTCAAAGCTTGAGGTCTTAAAGTCGGTACACCCACAATCTTCACAACTATCCATTCCTATAGTCTCCTCATATTTTATTTTCAATGAGTAGCATTTGGCACAGTAGACTACTGGCTCTGAATCATATTCTTCAAAATTCTCTTGCTTTGACATATAATATAGGATTAGATCAGTTATACCTTATTTATAATAAAGCATCATGTAGGTTCCTTCTTTCTCTCTTATCTCCACTATATCTTCCTTTAGAATGGGAGTATCGGGATGGCATCTGTTATAAGCATTTATGTCTTCCACTAAATCATAGTAGGTATGACTTACTCTTATATCCAGACAGGTCTTCCTTTCTGCCTTTGTTTCTGTAACTTTGGATTTAGAAGTACCTGCCATAATTATTTCCTCCTTCCTGTTGCCTTAGTCCTTGCTACATTCTGCATGGCACTAGCCCTCTTTGAAAGATCTGCTGCCTTAGTTTTAGCCACTTTGATAGCTCTGTTCATCCTTGCCTTATCATTCATTATTTCCTGATAGGTTGCCATTGTGGAGGCATCACTTTCTGCCTGCCACTTCATCTCATCTGATGTTCTACTTTTTGAAACCATATTGCTATATTTATAAAGTTATGTTTGATCTTACTTAAAGTTTTACTTTAACACTATTATCTAATTGTCTATTATAATGGTTATTACAAGTATTTGTTAGTACTGCAAATATACTACAATATCTTCAATTACCCATAAAAACCAATCTAAACTTTTCCCCACTTCCAGTATTTTAAATTAATTTAATCCTTTCTTTAAATAAATACTTTGCAAATTCTCCTTAAATAAATCCTTTAGTTTGTATTTTTGCAGAGTATTCAATAAATAACAACAAAACATTCATTGTATAATGCACACAAGTCCACACTTATCAATGAAGGGAAATATTATAATTTCCTTCATTTGCCTTTTCCAATTTTCAAGTCTCCGAATACCCCTATTCCTGGAGGTCCTTGAAGAAAGTCATTTCATTGCTGAAATTCAACACTATCCCACTATTAACCAACAACTGTAAAATTATTGCAACAATCATAGTCCGTTGAAAGTTCTTCTTTCCTTTATATATAAGGATATATCAGAAAGATCAATACATAGCTTCCCAAGCTGGGGGTCGCGGGTTCGAGCCCCGTTTATCGCTCTTGTCATCATAGCATTCCCCACACTTCCATTCTTCTTATTCTTTCTCCAACGTATTGTATTACAG